TAAGCAGCATAAGCAGCATAAGCAGCAGCATCAGCAGCATCAGCAGCAGCAGCATCAGCAGCAGCATCAGCAGCATAAGCAGCATAAGCAGCAGTATCAGCATAAGCAGCAGTATCAGCAGCAGCAGCAGCATCAGCATCCAATTCTTCTCTTGTGATTTTTCCATTAACATAGTCAAAACAAGCCTGTAAAGCATCTTTACTTCTTTGATCTCTCATAAGATGTTCAACCTGTTTAGCACACATAGCCTTAGCCATAGTTAATTTCTTGTCATCTACATTTAACCTTTTAGCTAACCATAGCATCCAATCTCCTCTTTCACAATTCTGCCAAGCAGAAGCACTTGTTTTTTGAGTTTTGACATACTTTCTTGCATCGTAGCAAGCATGTAATCTCTCAAGTTTTGTTGTTTTCATTTTTCCTAAGTTTTACTTTAATTTGATTATTCCTGAACATCACATTCACCATTGGCAAGTAAATGATCTACTAGAAGATTACAAACAGCTGGGATATTATTACCAAGCTTAAAAACGTAATTCTGATTGAGGTATCCAACCAGCTCTGCATCTGAGTAGTCAAAAGTAATATGACTAAAATTCTTTGTCATATAATTCTTCAACTCTTCCAAGTCGATTCCAGAGGTAACTTTTAAATTTTTCATCGTCGTAAATATTAGTGGGACATTAATTAGTGGGCAACTAAGGAGATTTGATCTCCCAACGCAATATTCTATATAATAATAGGTGTACTCGCGTCCTTTAGTACCCTTAAGCTTTAGATTTGCACTTCTCTCAACTCTATATGAGTAATTAGTCAGCTACGCTGGATTTTAAAGTCACATCCAGATTTTACATGCTAGCCGGAGCTTCCAAACCGTCTGAGTTTTACGTCTGAGCTTCGAGCTAACCTCCTGGAAGTTCTGCTTCCGTGGGACTACTCCCTGCTCCCTCTGCGTTGGCGTTAATCCTCGTAACGCTCAGTTTCTGGACCGCCTCTGCTTGAATCTCATTCCAGATTACAATATAAAGATAAGAAATATAAATCAGACGACAATGGATTTTTTATGTTATTTTTTATTTCAGATAAAAAGAATTATAAAAACCTCAATTTTAGTGAAATAATTGATTACACATTAATGATTTAGAAGATATTACAAAAAATATTTGAAGAATTGTAGAAGAATCTATACTTCCATCTGATTAAATTCTATTAATTTTCCACTTTCAAACCTAAATTACTGTGGATAATAACTTTAGATGTACAAAATGCAAATTAGAATTTTTAGTTCCACGATACTCCTTCAAAATTATTAAGAGCATTACCAGTTATTTCATCTCACAAACAGGACAATCTATTCATTGTCCTGTTTGCTTGTCATCCCAGGTAGAAGTAATTCAACAAAAAACAGATTTAACGACCATTCTATATGGTCGTTTTTCATCTGCCAGTGATGAAGAGAAGAAGAGAATCCTGAAGAAGAGGGCAAAGGAACATAATAAAAAGACGGAAGAGCAATATCATACTATTGATAAAGAGTTTCGTGGGAAAGTAAATGAAAAACATTACTAACTATGGATAATATATTAAACAGAGAAAATCTTGACACAATCAGAAAGATTGCAAAAGAATGGGAACCAGGGGTTTTCATTTTTAAACCATTCGATGGTGATTTTGTTTTTTTAGCTGTTGATGAGGTTACGATGTATAGTCCATCTGACCATATTCATCACACAACGGTGAAAGGAAAAGATATTTCGTTAGTTGTCAGTCAGCGCTTTGACGCAACAAAATTACAAGGGAAAAATCCAATATCTACATACATTAATAATATTGAGTATGAAGACGAGTGGGAGGTGCCAGCTGGGGAACGATTCTTGTGGCTTAAAAACAAACAGAGGTTCTGATTATTTACATGTTGCATTTGTTCGTACAAAACCACCAAAGCGAACAAGAAGAAAAAAGACGGGATCAGATTTAAAAACACTTTATTACTATCGCTATGGTAGGTTACAAATTACTCCGGTAGATAATTCAGGAATTGGTCTTTATTTTGGAACATATGTATTTATTAAGAAATATAGTCCGGAAAAAGATCAATTTTTAATTGAAGATGTTGATGGACAGAAAACATGGACAGATTTTATAGTACCAATAAAACCCTCAATCGAGGGAATACCTTTATATTATACCTGCTTTGAATTTTTAGCCAGACAAAAATATCGTGCCGGACATCAAGTCTGTTATAGAACTAAAAATGGTTTTGCTTTTCTCCGGACAGAACATCAGGTATGTGATGGTGAATATAATCTATTTAAAAATGGCTCGTTAAATATTGATAATATTCCCAAGTGTTATAATTTTGCTTTGGGATATTCTGAGAATGAATCTATTCCAACGGAAATAATGGGAGTGTGTTGTCAACAAGCTACTAATTCTAACAGTATATATGATGAAACAACTTAAATTGTATGTTCCAGTGGTTATTTCTGGAATTGCTAAGGTTAAAAAAACCTATAAATTTATTTTAGTAGGAGTTCATAACACAACTCTTATTCGTAATCAATGTCCAACACCAAAAGATATTGGTGAACATTTAATGGCACAGAGAATGCTCACAGCTAATGGTGGAGTATATACATCCATAAAGATAAATGTCTCCCTGGAAGAATATCAAGCTATGTGTCAGGAGATATCTCGAAAGATTGGACGGAGGTTTACTCCATCGGTGATTGATATTATATTTCAATTAGGTCAGAAACCCATTATTCAGATTATTGGACCATCAATTCAAAAGAAACTGGAAATTTCAGTAGAAGAAAAACAAAAAGTAATTGTATAATATAAAATATGAATATGTGGTCAGCAATATCAAGAGCTAAAAAGAATATCGTCCTGGAACATATTACTATTTTGGAAGATAGTATTATAACTATAACAAAAGGTGTGAAGGAGAAATATGCTTTATGGTATAAAGAGGGAACATTTGATATTTCTCCGGAGTGTGTTGATGAAGAATATCTTAAAATTATATCCAAAGAATGAGAAAGAAATGTGAGTTTTGTGTTCAAAATGTGTGTTATGCCTGGGTTTGTTATTCCGGTGAAAAATGTGGAGCCAAAGATGAAAAAGGAAATGTGGTGAGAATGGCAAGTATTGAGGAAATAAAGGAACGGGAACGACAATTGGAAAAGAATGCTGGGCTCACCTCAGAAGAAATTTCCCCTCTACGTGGAAAACATATAGAAAATATGGTTTTGGATGAGGATAAAATCATAACAAAAGCTGATCGTAGAATGCATCATAAATATAAAGTGAGATGAAAGAGATACTTGAACTTACATGGCCAGTATGGCTGATAGTAGCAATATTGGTAATTTTATTGGTTTGGGATTGGTGGGAAGATAGAAAGAAACCAACAGGCATTATAACTCCTGACAAGAAATTGTCTGATGAGGAGATAAAAAAGTTTAAGGATTTATGGAATAAATAAATTTATTATGAAGCAAGATCATTTACAGGACAAATTAGAAGAAACTCTTTACGAGTTTATGGGCAGAACAAGGCACATGGAAGAAGCAAAAAGAATTTTAATGCATCCAACAACTTGGGTTGAATTATGTGAAGAAGTTGATGTAACATTTAGAACGAATATTTATTTACTTGATATAAGCAAACCACAATATAGAGGAATAACTATTTATCGAACAGAAGATATAAAACAAGGTGAATTTGAAGTTTACTAAAATAAATTTGCTATGAAAAAAGATGATGAGGTTTTACAGAGACTTGGTAAACGAATAAAACTTATTCGTACACGCAAAGGAATGTCACAAAAAACATTAGCTAACAGAGTTTGTATTAGCAGGTCATATATTTCCCAGATAGAACAGGGAAATAAGAATTGCTCTTGCACTGTTCTTTTTAGAATATTGGAGATTTTGGATATTCGTATTGTTTTATTTGATGGGATATCAAATGATCAGATTGGTAAAATTATGACAAACGTCAATGAAATTATTCGAATATTAAAAAAATAATGGAAAAATATGGAATAACTGAAGAAATGGTTAATACTTATATTAAATCATTTCAATTTAAAGACAAATTTGTTAACGAATAACGATATAAAGAAAAAATGGATAGAACAAAACCACCGAAGGTTATAATAGATAAAGACGGATGGATGCAAGTACAGATTGAAGAAGACTTCTTAATACCAGTAGACGTCAGAGATCAAACAGCTTTCTTGAACAGGGAGAAAATAATGAGATATATCAATAATCATCCAGAAAGGATGTATCACTATATGGTTGGTGACCAGGAGTTTACAGTTGATTGTAAGTGTAGTGAGTATCTCATTCGAAAACTAATGACTGATAAAGGAGGATTAGAAGAAGATATAATACTAGCACAAGAGATAGGACATCAACTTCGATATTTCTATGGTAAGTTAACACAACAGACCAAACTAGCATTCGCGGGTAAATCACAAGCTGGTGGAGTGCTCGAAGCCAAGGCAGATGAACTGCTCGATTTGTTTGGTTCACTCCATTCTATTGAAGATGTTTGCAGGATAGTAGTTGAACAATGGGGGTTTCACGTTCATCCAAATACCATAAGATCATTCTATACCAGGAACTTAAAGGAGATTGAACGACTTAGGGATCAATATGCTGCTGATTATTCTGATGTAGCCTTGACGAAGAAACGTGCTCGAATGGATAAATTGTCCATAATTTTTTATACTTATTTTAATAAGTGGTACAAAAATCCTCAGTTGGATTATGCTAATATGTTATTGAAGTTACTTGAACAGATTAGAAAAGAAGCAGAAGGTGAAATAGTTAATGTGAATGTTCAAGGACAAATCAATATCGATTTAACCTTGGAAGTGAACAAAACACTTTATGAAGCATATAAACGTGTGCCGGTTAATAATCTTATCTTGGCAATGGTGGCAGCAAAGAAGGGGATAGACCCAACAAAGTTAATGACTCAGTTAACGAGCTCTTATTATAAATCTCTGACGGGTTTTGGCACTTATAAACCAGAAGAGGAATTGGTGCATCCGGTTGATTTAACATATAACTGGAATGAGATTGAACGTAAGCATCGGACAAAAGATAAATCGATTATAATTGAAGAGGCTCAAATCGTGGAATCAACTGGAAGTTTAAAATCAGATGCTGAAGTAAATACGATGAAAAATAAACTTCTTGAACTTCTTGATAAAGATCGTTCAGTTAATAGTAAAAGAATAACGAAATAATTTGTATAATAGTGATAAAACTATTATTTTCTTCTTTTAAAAATTAATCCCCAAAGCTATGAAAGACATAAATAATAACGAGATGTTTCGCAAAGTTTGGATTAAATCTGAAGCAGACTTGCCTAAAAATGCCGATAGCTATTTTTCTCAGCACGGACACGCTTTACCAGAAGCTATATTTGCCTATCGTAAGTTTGATCCTGATGACCCACAATTAATGGCGATATGGTTACACTCTATTGATTGGTATCTTCAGCCCCTCCCCGCCCCAGAATCAAGCGAGGTAACAGATGAGAAAGACAATAAAGATAAAACAAAGGTTTATATTAGTCCATCAAAAGAACAGATAATTGCATTTGTAAATAATACATGGACTGCATTTTATAGACACGACATAGTTTGTAAAATAGAAGATTCTCTTTTCAATCAATCCCAAGGCAGGGGAGTGAGGGAAGAGATTGAGAAAGTAAAAATAAATGCTATATCACGATCATTATCTATGCTAACTCCTGGTGAGTTAAATAAGATTGTTCAAATAGCCTTAAATGTTGCTTGGGAGGGGAGTGGTCACTTATTAAAAAATAAGGTAGAGTGGCATGAATGTAGATTTTGTCATATATATACAAATATTCCTGATTCAGAATGTGGGTATAAAAATACACCATCAAATAGCGAACTCTTAAAGAAGATGGAAGAATCAAAAGAATCAAAAGAAGAGTTTCAACTAAATAAACTTGATGAATGGATTCACCTTATCTCTTCTCCCGCAAAAGCAAATAATAAAAAAATAAACTAAATAATACGATAATGGAAAAGAAAATTTATTTGTGTGAAAATTGTAAAAAAGTAGCTGAAAGTGTAAAAGAATTAAGAAGAGATAACTGGCTACAAATTAACGGAGATATTACACATGGTATAAGCATTTGGTTAGATAAACCACGGAAACATAAAGAAGGTGTATCTGATTCATTTATGATTACTATTGGATGGCAAAACAGAGAATATCATTTTTGTTCTATTAAATGTCTTGTAAAGCTACTTAAAGGTAATGAAAGTATATAATTAATAATTAAATAAACCCCCAAAGCAATGGACTACAAGAAAGCGTTTGAAAAGCAAAGAGAGATAATTAATTTATTGGACATTTGGAAATATCCTATGTCACCGTCAGCATGGAATGAACTTAATAGCCTTCGTGATGAACTTGCTGTATTAGAACAAGAGCAGTCAGAAAATGAAGAAAGAATTGCTCCCGTCAGAGACAAGGAACTTGAAGATATATTAATTGATTTTGCTAATTGGTATTTAAGGCTTATAAAAGTTACTTCTGATAAAAACGAAAGATTTGAAATTGAAAATAGAGAGATTATTTGGAGTTTTTTGCGAGGTGATGATTATAAACTTTGGTGGGAAAAAGTCGGAGAACAAGGGCAGCCTGAGAGAAAGAGTGTGGAAGAAATTAATTTAAAACCTAATCATAAATGTAGGTTAGTTGCAAAAGCATGTATGGGACAAGGTAGGGAATGGTGGTGTGGTGAATTAATAGAGTCTATTAAAGAATATCCATTAGAAACTCATTGTCTTCATTTAAAAACACAATTAAAAGATGTTGTATTCTTATGTAATAAAGCAGATTTTCAGCAATTACAATTACTAGGCAGAAGTATTACTGGAAAATTAAACGAAAGATGGGTAATTGCAATGTTAAAAGTAGTAAATCCATTACACAGTGAAGTTGATCAATCTCAGCCTCAAGTGGAACTGACTGATGAGACGATAAGGGATTATGCAGAAAAAAGATTTCCAAGTCTTAATTCAAATGAGGCAGAGATATACGAAAAAGGCATGAAGTTTGCCAGAGATTACATGAAAGGAATAATTAAGGGTAATGTAATGAAAAATAAATAAACAAGGGAGGTATTACTCTTGCTGTCTTGAGGAGGATGTTTTGGTATATTTTATTTTTAACTAAAATTTATTAATTTTAATATCAAATTCGAATATTATGAAAAGAGATAATGATAGACGAGATAAAATCTATATTGAACGAAGAGGAATAAAGAATGCAGGTACTGGAGCAATAAAGGTTTATCTAAATCATGTGCTTCAATGGTGTCAGGATCAAAAAATGTCTGATGATGAGATTAAGGAGTTGGATAAACAAATTAATGTAGCTATTATGACTAGCAAGACAATATTTATGAATATTGTTATGCCTCGTATTCAAAAACATATAAAAGAACTTCCTGATGATCATTAAAGGCTTTTGGCATATTTATCTTATTAATCACTGGTACACAATAGTGACTGATCAATTGAGAATACTCCTGACATCAGGCTTATATGATAGGTGTGAGGAAATCAATATTGGTTGTATTGAACCAGAGCAGGCTATACAATCAATGTATCTTCGAAAGATGTTTACAGAACAATATCCAAAGTTAAAAATCAGATACATTTCAACTATTCCTACAGATTACGAATTTAAGACCCTGAAGCTTATTGAAGAAGATAGGTCAGATTATGTAGGATTCTATTTTCACACTAAAGCAGTAACTAAACCCGGAGATACAATACAAAATCACTGGCGAGCCTGGTTGAATGAAGCAATTCTTAATCAATGGGATGAGCATTATCATCATGTTAATGATAGTGGATATGATGTATCATCAGTTAATCATTGTCTGTCACCTCAGCATCCGGAACACTTCAGTGGTAATTTCTGGTGGTTCAATCGGGAGTATATCAAGAGACTACCAAAAGTGGATTCTTTAAATCATCAGAATCGTTGGACTGCTGAACAATGGATATGTCAGGGGCATGGTCGATATTATTCGACTGAATTTATGGAGCCTGGAAGAGATATATTTTTGATGAAAAAGTAAAATTATTGTATAATAATACAATAGTTAACTTAAAATTTGAAAGTATGGACACACATGGTTATTCGTCGGCTCAAGAAGTAATCCTTATTCGATTTCGTTTTATTTGTGATTTTCTCTTTGACAAGAAGACGTATGATATACATCAGCTTAAAAGAGAACTTGGTTTGGCATATAATACAATTAAAAAAGTGCTTAAATGTTCACCCAATAGATTTTGGAATATAAATCTAAACAAGAAAACAATTTGTTACATTTCATTCGAATGATGCTCTAAAAGCTGACATGGAGAAAAAGATAGAAGCCTATGCCGTTGAACAGGCTAAGAAAGAAGATGAGTTGCTTGACAGCTTTCGTAAAGTTTGTAATAGATTGATTTCCAGTCGTGGCTATACTAAAGAAGCTTGTCGTGTAGAAGCTGGTTTGGCAAAAATAACATTTGGTAATATTTTTGATGAACACAAACATAAATATTCAAATTCAATTTTGACCAGGATAAGTAAATTTAATCGTGATCGTTTTGTCCTGGCTTATAGATATGATCATACTAGGGCTAATGATATTGCGTTGGGAACGATTAAACATAAAGGGATAACAAAGAGACCAAATGGTTGTTTAGTTACTCCTAAGAAAGAAGAAGTAAAATACCGACCTATTCACTTACATAAGACATTATTTCCTAATGTTTTACATGACGCAGTTCATAAAATACCTGATGCGGATAAGATAGCTGCTGAATTAATGAAACACGATGTTGAACAGGAAGTTGGTCGGGCATTTATAAAGAAGCTATTCTTTTGGGAACTCATAGCCTTAGCTGGAGATAAGTTACCAGATAATGTAATAGTTGATATTGAACTTAAGCATAAGAAGTAATGAATGACCGGGGAATTTGGACAACACCAGAAGAAGTAGCAACACATGAGTTTGATTTGCAATTATGTGATGCTATTTTTGAATTATGGAGTGGTGTGGCTTCTGTGGCAGATGTAGGTTGTGGTAAGGGGGATTATGTGAAGACTCTTCTCAGCAAAGGACTTCGATGCCAAGGATGGGATGGTAATCCTATGACCCCAGAAATAAGTGGGGGGATTTGTCGAGTGATGGATTTTTCTAAGCCAGCTAATATTGGTTTACATGATTTGGTGATGAGCTTGGAGGTGGGTGAACATATTCCAAAAAAGTTTGAAAGTCAGTTTATAACTAATCTAACTGAGGCTTCAGTGAGGTGGATAATACTCAGCTGGGCTATTCCAGGTCAGGGAGGTGTAGGACATTTTAATGAACAGTCAAATATGTATATTATAAATGAGATGGAGAATCGTGGGTTTAAAATACAACCATCTCTTTCATTAACTCTTCGGCAGAGGAGTACACTTCCGTGGTTTAAAAATACTTTAATGGTTTTCCGTTATGAATGAACCAGTAACTGCAATTTTCTTTTCATGCAAACGTTTAGCACTTCTAAAGAAGACAATAACATCCTTCATAGTTTCAAATACTTATCCTTTAGAAGAGATTATCATAGTTAATGATAGTGGGAATGAGTTAATTCATTCTCTTTTACAAAAGCAATATCCTGATTGTACTTTGGTTTTACACCCGCACAATATTGGTTTAATTGCCAGCATTGATTTAGGATATAGACACATCAAAACAGAATACTTCTTTCATAGTGAAGATGATTGGTGTTGTAATGGGAAGGGGGGATTTATCGAGAAATCTTTAGAGATTATGACTATACGACCTGATATTGAGGAAGTGTGGTTGGCTGATATGAATGCTCATCCTTTGGAGGCTGAAGTACTTCGTGCCGGAAGGACTGAATATCGGCTGGTTGCTCAGAATTTTCAAGGTGATTGGCATGGCTTTTCAACAGCTTGTGGGCTGAAGAGAATAAGTGATTATTGTAGGGTTGCACCATACGTAGCTATTCCTTGGGAAAAAACCATTTGGCATAGGGAACAGGCTATTGGTTTGGAGTATTATAAATTGGGTTATCGATCAGCAATACTGATGGATGAATATGTATATAACATTGGAATGGGACAAAGTGAATACGTTACAGGACTTGAAAAATAAATGATATGCCAGGAAGTGTAGAATTATTTAAGCGTTACCCCAACAGAATGTTTATTGAAACTGGAAGTGCTTACGGGGATGGTATTCAACAAGCATTGGATGCAGGGTTTGAGAATGTGATTTCTATAGAAACATCAAAAGAGTTTTATGATCACTGCGTAGAACGGTTTAAAGGGGATTATCGGGTTGTCCTCGTTCATGGAGATAGCCGGGAGGAGCTTAAGCACGTCCCTGAGATACCATTCCCGATAACGTTCTGGCTGGATGGTCACAATGAAGATGATTATCCATTGCTGGCAGAGCTTCAGGCCATAGGTCTTTCAGATATTAAGACTCATACCATATTGATTGATGATCTACGGATGTTAGATATTGTAAAGCATGGGTTGAGTATAAAAGTTTTAACCGAGAAAATGCTGGAGATCAATCCTAATTATCAGTTTTGTTTTGAGAATGGACATGTTGCAAATGATATATTAGTTGCGAAGATATGAAAATAGAAGCCTTTATTTTGTGTAACAACGAAGAGATGATAATGCCATATCTGATGAGGCATTACAATCAGTTTGCTCATGTGACAATTTTGGAAAACAACTCTACTGACAATACAGTTAAGTTAGCTAAATCGCTGGGAGCAGATGTTAATATTTATGACGTTCCGGATGAGATCAATGATCAGTGGTACATGGATGTCAAAAACAATTGCTGGAAGGGATCCAAAGCTGACTGGGCGATTGTAGGGGATGCTGATGAGTTTGTTTATCATCCGAAGATCCTGAGCATTCTGGAAAAGACTAAAGCTACAATATTTTTGCCGAGATTATTTAATATGTTCTCAGAGAAGTTTCCCACTACACAAGGGCAGATTTATGAAGAAGTCAATATGGGGATTGAAGGTGGTGGTAAAATGAATTTATTTCGACCATCAGCTATTAAAGAGATAAATTATGATGCTGGTTGTCACTCGGCTCATCCTGTTGGAGACGTTCAATTGGATGTTAATAGTCCTATTATGACACTTCATATGAGAAACTTATCAAAAGAATATGTGATTGATCGTAATGCCAGGGCAGCAGCTCGGCTGAGTCAATTGAATAAAGATATGAAATGGGGATATCATTATAATGCTACCCCAGAAGAGATTAGTAAATATTTTGATGATTCAATGACAGCTTTAATTAAAGTAGTATGACGTTACATATCATTTGTGTGGCTTATAATCGAGCAATCCCCCTGAGGATATTAATAGACTCATTTATGGTGCAAACTAATCCTAATTGGCAATTACATATCATTCATGATGGTCCAGCCCTGACTGATGTAAAACAAGTCATTAAATTATATAAACATGAATCCCGGGTACATTATGAAGAAACTTTTAAAAGAAACGCATGTTGGGGACATCCCAATCGGAAAATGATGTTGGAGAAAATACAAACAGCTGATGGTGATTTTATATTAATGACCAACGATGATAACTATTATGTCCCGGTTTTTGTAGAGTATTTTCTGAACAAATGTAGCACGAATGCTGGTATGGGTTATTGTAATACTATTCATAACTATATGAAGTATAGTGTTTTATATACCCGGGTGAAAGAGAATTATATAGATATGGGATCATTCATAGTTCGGGCAGATATAGCAAAATCTATAGGATTTAAACATATGCATGAACAAGCGGATGGACGTTATGCAGAGGAGTGTGCAGCCAGTTGTTTGGAGAAACATTTGTCAGTCATGTATATTGACAAACCTCTGTTTGTCCACAATTAAGATTAATTTTAAAAAACTTTATTTATTTTTAAATCGTGGGACTAATCCGTTTAATATTAGCAAGACAACTTAATCCTAACGAAACAAAAGGGTTATACATCGTTTTGAATGATAATGAAGAAGTGTTTCGTTGTTGTTGTTTAGAGCTTCCCTGGCTAAATAATCTTCCAGATAAGAGTTGTATTCCTCCGGGAATTTACTGGTGTAAGAAAGTAAATACTCCGGAGCATCCCAATTCGTTTTTGATTGAAAATGTTCCAGGGCGGGAGGGAATAGAAATTCATATTGGAAATTTTGCTACTGGAGAAAAGATTAATACATTGGGATGTCAACTTCCAGGGTTGAGTTTTGAAGATATTGATGGGAATGGTCTGTTGGATGTAACAGGTAGCACAATAGCAATGACAGTCTTAAATTATTTTCTTCCTCAGACTTTTCAGATTATAATTGTATAATATATTATAATTTAAAAAGAATGTAAGATGAGCAAATTATTTCCAAACAAAACCAGCAAAAAAGTAACAGCTATTATTGTATTAATAGTTTGTGGTATTTTAATGATCCCGGCATATACGAATGAACATCTTATTGTTTTAGTTATTATAGGAGAATTCTTTTTATGGGATGCTTGCTGGTTAGTTGATTTAACTGAACATAAAATGATATGATATTGGAGAAGTGGTTTCACAAATGTACCTTCGTACATAACTATATATTCAGAGATATAAGTTTTTTAGTTTAGTACTATTTTTTACAAATCCCATTAGCCACTTCTCCTTCTTTTTAAAATTAAACGTTCTTTGAAGATATTGTTATTGGAGATTTATAGAGTAGTTTGTTTGGACCGGGGTTCGACTCCCCGCAGCTCCACAATTGAGTGGTTGATCTGAATTAACAGGGACGTCAAGGCAATTACGGTATTGCCAACCACTCTTCGCCTCACTAGTAGGTGGTAACTGAATGGATATTGGTTAGCAATAAGGCCGGAAAGATTAGTAATACTCATCAAATATGGCAATTAGTCTAATGACAGTAAAGGTTACGTAAATCCTACCTTCGGGGCTGACATGGTTTTGACAGCAGATGAGGGAAATAAATCAATGAAGGTAACAAGCATGCCCATTAAACGGCAAAACAATCAACATGGTCGAAAGACCACAGGCTTTACGCTTAGCAGCATAAGCCGACTGAGGGGGCACTCAGGTAGTGCTCCCCTCTTTTATTAAATTAGTAGAAACCAAAAACACAAGTAATGAAAAAATTTATGTTTTTAGTCTTATTATTTAGTATTCATTTTTCACTGGGGGTTGGTTCACAATACACAACCATCTACATTACAAAGGCACGAAGTATTATCAAACCTCCGGAGAAAGTAAATGTTGAATTTCGATTATTTATTACACACTTAGGATTAATAGAATCATCTAATCAATGGAAGATCATCAATCCTATTGGATGCATGGGGAAGTATCAATTTACTCAGGCAACACTTGAACGCTTGGGATATATGGGAATAACCCCTCAGCGGTTTAAAGATAATCCTGATATCTTTCCCGAATCAATACAAGAACAAGCAATGCGGGAATTGGTAAAGAGTAATCAAAAACAATTAACTAAATCTTTTCAATATATTGGACAGATTATAAATGGTGTCAGGATCACCAAGGCAGGATTGTTAGCTGCCAGTCATTTAGCTGGGGTAGGTGGTGTTCAAAGATATCTGACAACCAGTCATAATGCTACAGATATAAATGGTACTTCAGTTCAGAAATATCTTAGAGAATTTCAGGAGTATCAGATCTGAAAAAAATTAATTTTTAAAAAGTTTATATATTTTTATATCATATTTGGTTGTAAAATTGATATGATATAAAAGATGAATGCAATTACCAAAGGTGAATTTCTTCAAATGGTGAAGCTTCAACACTTAGAAGTTCTCACACCTGAGCAGATGGCTCAAAACACCAATACCATAAAGACATATATTGAAAAGGCTTCAGTTGAAGAACTGACTGAACTGGAGAAAGCTACGGCTAACACTTTAATTGCAGAAGTTGGTGAATTCACCTGTTGGAACGTTCTCAGGGATGATTTCTCGAAAGCAGTTGTATATACTCGTCCGGAGCAGGTCGTGTGGGATGAGCCTGTAAAGGGAGAGTTTGGTGAAATCATTAAGGCTAAAGGTGGAATTTATAAACCTACTGCTGAGAATAAGAAGCTGGGGCGTGTTGGTCAAAAGTATGGTGAAGGAAAAAAGGATATTTTTCCAAAAGGTGATCTAACTAAGGAAAAAGAAAAGTACGAGGCAGATGCAGCATCGAGTAGAGCCAGAGATCATTTTGAAAAAGAAGGTGATGAGAATGAGACGCCTGAAAAAGTAAAATATGATGCCATTCAGAAGAAATATGACGATGCTGTTGCTAGAGGTGATTATGCTGCTGCTGAAAGATATGCTAACGCACATGCTGTTCAAGGAGCTCTTGTTCGTGAAGAATGGGATAAACATCATCTTAAATCAGGTGTAAGTAAACCAGGAAATAGAGAAGCATATGATGAGATGACTCGCTATGGTCATATTCCTATAATTGGAGATGAAAAAGATTCTAATTACTACCCTGATATAGATTATTCAAAACACTTAGCTGATGCTGAAAGAAAATATGGTAAGGGAAATTATACACATGATAAATCAGGAAATAAAAGAAAATAATATATTTGATTCAATCATAAACAGATAATAAAGAATGAAAACATTAGTATTCGAGAATAGTGTAGGACAACTTGTAGAACTTCTTACTGATCTGATAGATGGTAATGAGTCATTTACTATTTATCAAATTCAGTATCGGGATGCAAATGGCAAAATGCAGATAGGTTTGTCAGATGCTTTGATAACAGCCGGATTTGGTTATATGAGTGTGGGTATGTCAGGTGATTTGGGAGCAGTCAGAGTAGCAGCTGCTGAACTTGGATATACCGTAACGGCCACTGAGACTGGCAAGGAAGATGTTGTTATTTATCAGGGCACTTATTATGGAGGTGCTATCGGCGTAGATCTTCTTGATGAATATATGTATTAATAGAAGAGATGATCGAAAGAGCTGTCTTTTCATACTTCAATCCTGGAGAGTCATTTACAAATAAAGCAGGTTTTCATTTTTACAGTGACTTTTTATATACTATGGCTTTGGCTACTGAGTATGCCACCCATCATTTTCCCGTGGTACAAATAATAACAAGTACTTGGGGAGAAAAAGTATTAAGAGGTGCTGGAGTGCCTGCTACGGAATATTCTTCGGGATTGGATTGTATGAAAAGTGTCTCCCCTTGGTTTTGGGCGTATGGTAAGCTAATTGCATATAATATGCAAACCACTCCATTTGTACATATTGATAATGATGTTTTCATGTGGAAACCTTTACCTACACGTATACGTGGTGCTGAGCTTTGCTTCCAGAGTAAGGAATATATGAATATTCCCAGTTATCAATGGTATGATGTTTTAACTCCCTGTTGGAATACAGCTCCTGTTCGTCCGGAGATTATTGTCAGAAATCCTATCAGAGATTTTGTGTATAATTGTGGTATTTGTGGAGGACACAATCTTGAGTTCTTTAAAGAATGGATTAAGTGCAGTGCTGAATATATTTTTGCTCCGGAGAATCAACCGGTGTTTTTTGGACAATTCAAGAATGTGCTTATGCATCAGAATTTATTTCATGAACAATATTTTGCTGCTTGTTTAATTAAAGCACATAACATGCGTGGACGAGTACAGGTAATTACTGATAACGTACAGAATTTGGTCCGGGATACTAATCGGGGATATTCTCATATGTGGGGTGTTACAAAGACTGATCAACGAGTGATTGCAAAAGTCAAAGCAAGATTAAAAGCAGAATTTCCACAATTATATAATCAGGTAACTGATTTTACTAATTCTTATCTATTTAATGAATGTCACGAAGAAGAAATAAAAGCACTGGTTTAGCTTTACCTCAAACTTTAGAGAAGGCAGATGAAGCAATACAGAAACTGACTATTCATAAATCTTTGTTATTTGAAAAGTTAGCTGAGTCTTCTCGTCCTGATGATGTTATGAAAGCAATTTCATATCAAAATAAACAGGCTGGGATGAATAAAGATCAGCAGAAAGCCTTTTTATTTGCTCCTGATAATGAGTTTTATACTGGACAAGGATATAAGCCGGCAATAAAGATTGTTCCTTTTGAATTCTTACGTTCGATGGGGACAACTCCGGTGGTCTTTTCAGTTATTAGCACAAGGTTAAATCAACTATTGGAATTTAGTAATTTCTCAGTCGATTTAGATCGTCCGGGATGGACAATTCGTAAAAAGATTTCCAGGTTTGAGAAAGATTACGAAAATACAGATCAAGACAAACGAGCTATTGAAAAGATAGTGGACTTCCTGGAGAATGGTGGAATCAATGCCAAGTTCACAATTCATGATGACTTTCATGATTTTCTAAAAGTGTTTCCACGGGATTTATTGGAATTGGATCAGGGTTGTTTTGAGTTACAAAGAACTCGTGGTGGAGACCTTTTAAATTATAATACTGTCGATTCTTCTACAATTCGTTTGTTGGAGACGATTGATCCAAATTACAGGGATGATAAAAAGTACGTACCTCAGACATTTAAGGATGATGAATATTATCCATTCTATTGTCAGGTCTGGCGGGAAAGATTAATGCAAAATCCAAAAACCAAACAGGATATTATTTGGTATCCTTGGGAAATGTGTTTTGCTATCCGTAATAAACAATCATCTATAATGGCTAATGGCTATGGACAATCTGAATTGGAAGTCCTGATGAGGATTGTGACTTGGTTATTGGAGTCCATGGAATATAACGGTCGTTTTTTTAGCAATGGAAGCAACCCTCGTGGCTTTTTTACGATGAAAGGTGGGGTGGATCCAAAGATGTTAAATGACTTCCGAATGGCTTGGAGATCAATGGTTACGGGATGGCAGAATGCACATAAGGTTCCAATCTTTGAAGCTGACAAGATTGATTGGGTTGATATGCAAAACACTAACAGAGAAATGGAGTTTTCAAAGTGGATGGAACTTTTAACTTTAATCACTTGTGCAGTATATAAAACAGATCCTTCGGAGATTGGTTTCAAATCAGGACAGACAAATCAATTGTTTGGGGAGAGTGGACAAAAACAACGTCTGGAACATTCCAGGGATAAAGGACTCAAACCACTTTTGAAAGTTGTTGGAAAGAATGTTGATAAATTTATTGTCAGTGAATTAAATCCTAACTACGAATTTATATGGACTGGGGTTGATATTGAAGATGAAACCACTAAATTGGAGAATGATGTTAAGAAGTTAGCCAATGGAATGGTTGCAATGCAGGATAAATTCAAAGAATATTCCGGAAGGGAATTTGATCCGGAGAAAGATATTATTTTGAGTTCAGTTTATCAGCAATCAAAACAAATGGCTGCTTTTGGTGGTCAGGGAATGAATGGTGTGGTAGATCAGGAAAATGGAGGAGAAGATATTGGACAGAAGAATCCTTTTGATGATTTTGAAAACGATATGCAGAAGGGAAAAAGCTCAGATCCAATAATGAGTGAGTTAATTAATTATATTAACAAAGAAATAATAACAAAATAAAATGGATAATTCATTAGTGCTTTGTACAGGAAAGCTTCCGAAAAAGGAAGATCGATTAGATCGCACATTACTCTTTGCTAAATATGTAGGAACCTTAGCTCCTCCTCAACTGACATATGATGGTCTGATGAGGATTTATAATAATTTAGGAATAACTGACCCTGGAAAGTTATTTCCTATGGATGGCAATGATCAGCTTGGTGATTGTGTCATGGCAGGGGGTGCACATATACTTACAAATTGGTATGGAATGATAAATAAAAAGAAAATTCCTACAAGATGTGCTACTGTTCGTCAATATAAACATCTCACCGGAGGTCAGGATACAGGACTTAATATGCTTGATACTCTTAATTATTGGAGGCAACATGGTCTGTTTGGTGAAAAGATTGATGCTTTTGTTGAAAATAATATAAAGAATCAGATGCAGCTAATGCAGAGCATCTCAGTTTTTGGTGGTCTTTATTTTGGAGCTAACCTTCAGGTTGGAGCACAAGATGATTTCCGGGCAGGTCGAATATGGACAAAAGGACCTTTAAGTGGTGATGGACATTGCATGGTTATTTTAAGTTATGATCAGAATGGTGTTACTCTTCTGACTTGGGGAGCTATTCAGAAAGCTGATTGGGATTGGGTCTTCTGCTGCTTGGATGAAGGATATACAATTCTTCCTAAAGAAGCTGAAAAAGTAGGATTTGCTCCGGGATATGATTTTGCAACTCTTGAACAGGATTTAACAGCAGTTACTGCTATTGCAGCATAAATATTATTGTTTAATTAAAAATGTTAATTATGAACACTCAACAATTTTGGAAAGGTCTTTTAATGACATTGGTAGCATTGTTTGTATCAATGTGGACAACAACAATTAATTGGGTTCTATTGGGGATTAATGTAGTAAGTACTATACTTACCTACTTTGGTAAGAATCTTATTCCCTGGCTTCATTCTGATTCACCTGCAGGACAATTAAGTTTAATCAATATTATCTCTGGTATATGTATTGCTCTAGGTACAGGTCTTCTAAATGGCCTTGGTCAGTATTTCCTTACTGATCATATTGTATGGGCATCTCTTGGTAAACTTGTTTTATCAGTAACATTTACTTATTTAGGTGGGACAATATTTCAGGGATCTTATAATAACAAAACATTAACTTTTAAATAAATTGATTATGAAAAAGAGAATCGTTATTTTATTTGCATTTTTGCTTTCTGCCTTTAGTGCTATTCAGGCACAGAGTCCGTGGTCAGGTTTCTTTAAACCAATCAATGCTAACATCTTCGAACAGAAACACCAAATGTTTACCAAGTCATCTTTGGGTAATCTGAAGTTGGCCGATACAGTAGTTGTTATGCCTTCGGCTTGGAAGTTTCATCCGGCAGTAGGTATAACTGGGTTTGAGCTTGAATTCAATAAAGCAGCAGCAAGAATCGAATCGTTACCACTTAGCTTATCGGGAGGTGTGGGTATTTCATACCTTTATTTTATTAATGATAATGGTGTGCCTTACAGTCCATTTGGAGCAAGTGCTTTTATATTTTTTGATGGGAATGGAGCATGTCTTGTAGGAACAATATCAGCCTTACAATATCTTAATTTTGGAGGAGGGTATAACTTTGCTACAAAGCATGGGTTGTTTATGATTGGACTTCAATATAATTTCAATCTGACCAATCTTTAATAAATCTGATATAAAGTTAACAACAAAATAAAATGACAGCAATAGTAGTATCGAATGGACAGGTCACTGTTGGTGGAGCAACTTACGCTTCACTTAAATTCAAAGCCAGCCTGGATGGTAATGGATTAATAACTATTCATAGCGACCCTGTGGGGAGTGAGGTTTTACTTTATGGTGCAGCAGCCGGTGATGTTACTCTAAACGGTACTACTTATACCAGCACATCTCAGTTTGTTGCTGACTTTAATACAGCTGTACAATCTGCTGATTTAGGGGTGAATGTTGCCGGGATGATAGCTTTAGGTAGTGTTGTCTTTGCGTGGGGTGTATCTTCAGCTAATAAAAAAAGCGATGTTTTAAGTATTGGTAAGGATCAGACTGAAATGAAAGCCGACATTAAGAGTATTCAGGGTGCAGTTTCACTACAAAATCAGGCATGGACAAGATTTATGGCAAAGGATTCTTATGAAATATTTAAAAGATGAAATATATAATACATAAATCAAGTGATGGGCAATTCTACTTTATTTTAATAGCACGGAATGGTCAGGTAATTGCTACATCAGAAACTTACAAGACTAAACAGTCATGTAAGAAAGGGATTAAATCTGTTAGACGCAATGCATTTGCAAGAATAGTTGATTTAACGTGAAAATGGATATAGATATGGCAGCTAAACGCAAACCAGCCTCACCAAAAAAGAAGCTCCCAGTGAAAACGGTGTACATTCATAAGTGTTCTCAAAAGGAAGTGCTTGAGCAAATGAGTATAATATTGGTAGGTAATGGTCATCCAGAGGATGGTTTAGCATTCCGATTTGGGGAGTTTATGACGGATCATAAACGAGTACTTGAAAATATAGAGGAAATAAAGTTAAATGTATCAACAGCTATCAAGGCATCTATAACGGCAGCACATGCAATAGAAGAGTATAAAAGGCATGAAGAAGATATCAGTGAAGGAAAGGAGGCTATAATAAAACTTGCAGAAAAATCAACAAAGGAAAAAAGGGAGAAGATAAGAACAACTCTTCAGTTAATGGCAACAATCATTGGTATTATGATGTTTATTCTTGCATATATGAATATTATAAAACAGAGTACAACTAATGGTAAGAAGATTGATAATTTGGGTACACCGGTATTAATGAATCCACGTGGGGCTGTTGAACCACTTCAAAAAGGAGAAGTTTTGAAGATGTATCCTAAAGATTTTACTGGTACAGATACTACAAATAAAGTCAATGGAACACAAAAGTGAACATTTTGATCCTCCTCGATATCCTAAGCTCATATTGCCTATTGAAGAGGCAATGAAGATAGAATTTAAAGTCACTTGTAAAAAAATAATGATTGATCTGACTAAACAATTAGTTAAGGAAATAAAAAGTAAATGATTTTAAGTCCTTCACAAATAGAAAAAATGCTCAATGTAATTAGCAAGAATGTCTTGCTTTACATTAGTATGAATCTTGGTGAAGCTGTTCTTTCTGAAGTTGATCGTACAACATTACTTGCAGCTGGAGTTGATCTTGCTGGATTAGGTAAATCTCTTCCACCTTATTTTAAAATGTATTTGCTTGGGCGACTCACTCAGACTATTGGAGAATATAATTCAGCCAGGTTGAAATATAAAGATTTTGAAGAGTATCTACGTAAGGAACAATTTCAACCATTGACACCCTTTGAGGAAATTCAATATATGTTAGCCCGACATGCAACGTATGGTCACCTGAAGCATTTGGAACATCGGATGAGAATTGACTCTGAAGGAGCACTTATGCAGGAGTTGACCCGAGCAGAATATGAAGGAGTCATTAAAGAGAAAATAGCAACTGGAGTACAACAAAGAAAATCAATTGGTGCTGTCATTTCAGATATTGGTCATTATACCGGAGATTGGGCAAAGGATTTAGGAAGAATTGTGGAAACTGAAATGAATAATATTTTTCAAAGGGGGAGGGCTGTTCAAATTGCTGAGAAGAATCGTGGGAAAGATCCATGGGTTTATAAAGATGTTTATGAAGGGGCTTGTCGTCATTGTATTGCTTTGTATTTAACACACGGGTTGGGATCAGAACCACGACTTTTTCGATTAAGTCAATTAATGGCTAATGGAACAAACATTGGTGTTCCTGTTGCTCGTTGGAAGGGTGTTATTGGAAGCACCCATCCCTGGTGCCGTTGCAACCTTAGGGAGCTGCCTGAGCATATGATTTGGAGTAAAGAGAAAAAACATTTTATTTTCGATGCAGAAGGATTACGACGGGCAGAGGCAGCTCTTGGATTGAAAGGAAAAATAAAAATCACAATCGGCGATGAAGTTATTGAGGTTTAATTATTAATTGAATTACTTAACTTTACATAATATTTGATTATACTTAATAAGTACAAAAAATGAATTCAGGGTGGGAACAGGAGATTGCAGCAAAAAACATGGAAAGAATTTTGTCAATTGCTTTCCAATTAAATGATGTTAACAACTTTGAAAAATCTATCACGGATAATTCTTCTCACTTGGAAGCAGAGAGAATTGAAAAGTCCGGTGGAGAAATCAAAGAAAAACTTCAGACTGAACTAAATGCTATTTTGGTTGACAAGGATGCTTGCATTAAGAAAATGACCACATTGGTAGCAGGTATTGGTCAGATGCCAACGGGAAAGATTGATCGTGGACTCTTGAAAGGTTTTGAGAGCACAATCGAAGATATTCCCAGACAATACGAACATTCACAGATTTACTCTGGAGAAGAACTTTCTAAAGCTGCATCGATGCGGGATTTTAATCTACTTGCCGGGACGTATGTCAAACGTTGCATCGAGGAAGTTAAACTCAAAACAACTATTGACAACTTGCCAGATGAGATGATTGTTCCATTATCCAAAGTATTAGCTGATCAACTTGGCTTTTAATTTGTTATTAAAATGATACAGAAACTCAGACGACTATTAGGCTGGGAAGGTTACGAAGAAGCTCTTCGTAATTTTTCTACAATAGTGGAAGAAAGTGAATTACTCAAGTCAGAGATTGATTTGATGGCTGCTGAATATATTGGAGCTTCTAATGATCTTAGCAAGTGGCTATTGGATGAAAAAGAACCAGAGGTGCAGACATTGATCAAATCTCAACAGAGTGGTTTAACTTCCCGGTACTTATCTTTTTTGAGTGACAAACAAAAAAGTTATAAGAAGTATGCAGCTGACAAGAAAGCATATATTCAAAAATACCCTGAGTTTGAAAAAGCATTGGCAGATCTTAAGAAAAGTGATTTCCTGGAACAAACCCTGGAAAGATATCGTTCTTCTGAGTTGACTCTGGATGAAGCCACGACTATAATCAAAGCAGTTACAAAGGAGAAAGTCAATTACGCTGACAATATTGTGTTCAATCAAAATGGAGAAATTCTTATTGAACAACGTGGTCCCTTGGATACCACTGGTCCAAATCTTTGGTGTCTTCCCGGTGGTCATGTCAATATGGGTGAAGCTTATGAAGCAGCTGCAATGCGGGAGTTATGGGAAGAAACTGGATATCAGGTTGATGATATTTGGCAGGTAGGAGAACATGACGATGATAAATGTCACATACAATATTATACTTCAATGGTGGATACTGATGAGCAATCTCCTATTGTTGATGCCAATGAAACCAGAAATACAGCATTTGTCCCCGTTAGTAAACTCTACGATTATCCTACTATATTTAACATGTGGGATCGGGTGTATGAGATTTTAGGATTGGATGAAAATATAGTTCGGGTTAAGAAAGCTATTGCTGAAGGAATTATAAAAGGAGCATCTAAATTAATTGGTGATGCTCAGATTGATTCTATATTTAAAGGTTGTGGTGACGTTCCGGAAGGAAAGAAGAAAAAGAAAAAGAAGTTTAAAGAAGTGATGGATAAATGGAAGTCCGGAGCTTTACACAGTGGAAGTAAAGAAGGAGAGAAGGTAACTAGTCAAGCTCAAGCTCAAGCTATTGCTATTGCTATGAGTGAAACAGGACAGAGTAATCAGAAGGGTATTGAGGATGAGTTTGAAAAAGCACAAAATAATGAAGATTTAAAAGATCTGGATGATGCAGGTATTCTTCGCACTGCTGTTACAGCTGAATTTGATGCAATAAACCTTTATGAACAGTTAGCAAAGAACGCTAAAGATGAAAAACTTAAAAAGCTTTTTGCAGATATTGTCAAAGAAGAAAAAACTCATGTTGGGGAGTTTGAAGCACTCCTGACGGAAGTTGATAAAGAACAATCTCATGAATTAAAGTCCGGAGAAAAAGAAGAGAAAAAGGTAGAAATTGAAAAGGCTGAATTTATCAGAACAAAATGGCCTGAAGGAACAACAGAATTTGAGAAAGCACGGACACTTGGACATTTGATTCCAAAGAAAGTTCAAGTCAAAGATAAATCAGGAAAAGTCCATCTGGCTATTCGCTGGGTCAATCCAAATTCAGGAGAATCAGAACATTTTGCATCCGGGATGAAAGAAAACAAAAGAATTACCGGTGCAACAATTGAAGATATTGTAGCTGGTATTGTCGATAGTGATTTATCCAGGGCAGATAAAGTCAGGAATTTAATTGATTGTGGAGTTTATGATCCTAAACTACTTACTTTATTGACTGGGGAAACTTATCCACAAAAGGCGTTACAACAAGCAGATATAAATTTAAAGGACTTACCTGATAATTCAGAAGCGATTGTCACAGAGGTTCGGAAAGAGCAGGGAGTTACTGACACTCCAGAAGGTCGGGAAGCAAGTATGTTAATGAGAGATCCGGCAGACATAGCAGTTTTATGGGCAAAATACAAATTGAATATAAAAACCGTTCTTAAAGGCAATCATAAACTTTGTGTTGCTTATGGAACAGGTGGTGTTGGAAAAACATGGAATTGTATGAATGTAGTTGAGAATTTTAGTCCTCCCGGAGAAGAAGGTTTTAAGTTGAGACGTTTTAATAAGGAGATACAACCAGATCATGATCAATATGATTATGTAGTTGTAAAAGGAAGGATTTCAGTCGTACAAGTATATGCTGAGATGTATCGTCATCGGGATAAGATTATTATATTTGATGATTGTGATTCATTTATGAAAGAACAGGATGTACAAGGCTTTCTTAAAGGTGGATTGGATACAGGAAAAGATTGTGAGATATCTAATTTGACAGGAAGAGCTATATATAATATTCAAGGTGATCCTGACTCAGGACAGATTCCAGATACGTTCAAATTCAAGGGTGGTGTCATTTGTATTACAAACTTGGAATTAGGAGATATTAAAGAAAAGGCAATTCTTACTCGTGCATTGCTTAATAACTTATCAATGATAACAGATGAAACCCTGCGAATGATTGCAGAGTTTAAAGATACAATGGAAATATATTCTGCAGATAAAGCAACCGTTGTTTTTGTCAGTCAGGAAAATAGAGATCTTGCTTTTAATATGTTAACAGAACAAAAAGATAGTTTATCTGGTGGGGATGTCAATGGCAGGATGTATAGTAATATGGCTTTACAAGCACAAGAAGCAGATGATGACGGTATTGATCAAGCAACAAAAGTAAAAATGGTTCAATTATATATTGATAGTGTTGCTGATAAGTTTACTAAACAAATGAGAGCAGCAGCATTACAAACAAAAATGAATCAGATATATAATCAAAAAATACAATCACAACAAGCAAAATCAAGATAATATGGCAAACGCTAATAATGAGAAAGAATTAGATCTTGACGATTTTACTTTGGAGGATCTTGAGTTAATGTATCGGGTAGAATTGTATAATGACATTGATTCACCTTTTGCCGTCAGTTTAATGAATGAAATTGTCAGAAGAAAAGAAATTTTAGAAGTAGCATAATGGCTAGAGAGTGTCCAGTTGGGACAATTCATATTTGGGGAGATGCTCGTGGGGAAGGTACTGAAATGATTAAAGCTCACGATCCTGTACAGCCATACAGCTCGGGCTGGGTGCCTCTAAGGACTACTCCCAGATTTGATCAGGTTGGAAGAGAGTGTGATGCTTATGGACGAGATATCCTCAGTCATAAGCTTCCAATTGATGGAGAAAAGTTCTTAGATCATGAAATAGATGAATTTGGAGAAAAAGAAGGAGGTGATTTTTTCAGATCTGGTGAGTTCAAAAAGTTTGAAGGTTGGCATGATTCTGGTCGGTATGCTTTTCGTAATCAGTTTTCTAAGTTGTATATGGATAATATTATGCGACTGGATGAAGAGGTTGCCAGGGCAGTATATGATGCTAATGCAGCACTTGGATTAGATCCAAAAGAAGATCACCTATCAGCAGAAGAAAAGAAAGAAGTACGAGCTGAAATACGAGCAAGGTTCAAATCGAATCCGGACACAATAGATGAAGAGAAAGTTCTGAGATTACTTGAGATTATTAAAAAAACTAAGGAACAGATTGAAATTGGATTGGATTTTAAAGATCCTCTACAAAAGAAAGCCTACGAAGATTTCCGGATTATTGTGGATGCTTTACCAGAGACATATGAGTTAATATCTGAAAAACGAAAACTCCGGCTTAAAGCCGTTGATTTGATGGAGGATATGTTTCCTGATAACTGGGGTGTTCGGGAATCATGTAAAGATTATGCTCAAAAGAAATTCGATGAGTATGTCAGAAAATATGCTGATAGAATTTCTAAAGATAGTCTGGAAGAACAGCTCAAGATGTTTGGTGTTACAATAGATATGGAACCAGATGAGTTCTATAGTAAGATTTATGCTAAGGCTGTAAATACAAATTATGATTATCTGGAGAAGTATGTTGGAAAAGAAATTCGATTTGCCGGACATGATGTTCGTTATAAAGTCATAAAAGAAAATGGTCAACTTTATTATGTGGATCAAAATGGATATAAATACCTTTTAATTGCAGCTTTAAAGAATAATGAATATCATTTATCTCCGGAGTATGATGAGTTTGGTGGAGGATTCAAGGATTTGGTTTACCTTAGATTCATGAAGCGTTATGGTAAATCAATTGAAGGGGAATGGACATTGGAACAATTACCAGCTATTCACAACCTGGAGAATTTAGCTAATGAGTTACCAGATGGACAATTTAAAACAAATGAAGAGTTATACCTCATTACCAATAAAAGTTATGCTGGTGGAGATCATGGTGGTTATGCTTGGTATAATCGTGGTGAAAGACGTATAAATTTAAGTGCTCAATGTATTGCCAGAGCAACAGTTTGGGGAGTATTACAAAATCCATCAGAGTTTAAGTCTGTATTATTACATGAAATAGGACACTCAATAGATGCAAAAATTAATGGGACAGCTACATATGATTATAAGAAATTCGTGGTGGATTGTGGTTGGACATATCAATCAAAGGAGTTACGAGCAGGAATGTCAGCAACCGGGAATCAGAAAGATATTCTACGAACTGGATCTAATGCTTCTACAACTTTAATAACTGACTACGCTCATAAGTCTCCCAGTGAAGCATTCGCAGAATATTATTCATTTTATAATCTGAATAAAAAACATTTTGATAAATATTTTGAAACTGGAGATACACAATATTTACAAACAGATAGTAAGATAATTGCCAAGAGTGTTTCTTCAGAACAGAAGATTAAACAGATGCTTGGTACCAGAATAATTAAACCGGGAGATGATCATGAATATGAATTAAAGCATGAGAGACCTAAAAGAGTCAATGTTCCAGAAGGACAACCACAACCTCCACCACCTCCCGTTCCAACTATAGGAGCACAACAAGTGTTGAAAACATATAATGAAGTTACTCAGGCTTTATCTGACCGTGGACAGGATCATCAAATAACATTGACCAATCCTTGGTCAATGAAACTTAGTATAGAGGAGCAAGCAAAGTTTAATCCTAAACGTGTTAAAGAACGTAAAGGGTTTTCAATTAATTCCATGCCACCTCTTGTAGTTGTAAAAAATGGAGCAACTCGTGTGGTTATTGATGGTGGGGTCCGGATGGAAGTAGCAAGAATGAATAAACAATTGGCTCCTTGTATTGAGATATCAAAAGAAGAATATTATAATTGTCGGGATCGTGGAATGGATGATCGTCAAATTTCTGATTGTGTTTATACGAAGCATGCCGATGATTGGGTTCCAAAACAAATTGCACCTGCTGTCCGGGTAAGTGGTTTAATTTATAGGGATGAGTTGGTTCCATTGGATGTTATTTTAGACAATCATGATGGAATAAAAACAATGAAAGATCTTTGTGAATCAAAAACTTTACAGAAAGCAATCGAGGAGTTATTTGGTGATATAGACGATGGGTTTAATAAAGCAATACAAAGAGGCAAACTCTATCCCAAAAAAGTACAGGTCAAAGGGAAAGATGGTAAAACTCATACAGCTATTCGTTGGGTTAAAATACAAGAGGAAGAGAAACCAGTCACTCCGGAGAAAAAAGAAAAGAAAACTTTTATAAGTGATCCAAAAAAATCTGTTATTCTTAGTCAATTAAAAGGAATGCTTCAATTGAATCTTTCTGATCAACAGAAAGAATATATGGAGTGGAAGCTTAAGCATGCCAAGTTAATTTCAACATTTACACATACGGATGAGATTAGACAACAATATCCAGCAATTGATCGTTTTTTAAAACATTTCAAACCAGTAGTGAAAGAATGCTATCGAAATGCTTCCCGAATGGCTGTTGACGTTCCAGGGATTGAGTATGTGGAAGGTTCCATTTCTTTGAGGGATTTACCTATAGAAATTGAACATGCTTGGAATAAAGTAGGAGATCAATATTTTGATATTATGTCTGATAATTGCTGGGATGAACGTTCCATGCCTACGTCTGAATATGTTTCTTTTGTGGAATTAAACGACGAAGCTTTGGACGAATGTATGTTGGAAGATGGAATGTATGGTGAATGTGTTAAAAAAACATTTCTCAAAGAATTAAAAGCAAAACAAAGTACATTCTCATATGAACCCAACTCAGCCCTCAAATCTAAAGCTCATCAACTTATAGAAACTAAGTTTGCTGATGAGTTAAAATGGAATTTGGATGCAAAAGAAAAAGAATATAAAGCTAAATTTCATAATGTACTTAGTGGGGATAATGCTAAGGAGTTGTCTGAAGATTACATGAAAGATCCTATGGGATTATCAGAAGCTGTTCATGAGCCTGCGTCCGGATTTGTGAAATATTTGTATAATAAAGAGTTAAGTGTCCCAGTTACGAAAGATCAAGACAATGTGGTGGTATTTACAGCAGGGGGATCAGGAGCAGGTAAGACGACTGGTATTACACAGTTTGGAGTGTTGGGAGATCTTACGAAGAAAGCAAATATCGTTTATGATACCACGATGAGTTCATTCCGAAGTGCAGATAATAAAATTCAGCAGGCAATTAAACATGACCGGGATGTTGTAATCCTTTATGTTTATAGAGGGTTGGAAGATGCATTTACAAATGGAGTTGTTCCCAGGATGAAAGCAACCGGACGGGTTATTCCTTATTATGCACACGTAATGAACCACATTGACTCTTTAGCTACTATTAAAAAATTAACAGACAAATATAAAGATAGTGATCGGGTCTCAATTCAATTGGTGGACAACTCTAATGGGTTTGGGAATGCAAGAATAATGACACCAGAAGAATTGAACAATATTAAGTTTGTAGAACCTGAACATTATGAAAAAGAATTATTGGCAGAGATTAATAAACAGAAACAAAATGGACAAATCACAGAAAGACAATACAAAGGACTTCTTGGATCAAGAAGCGTCACTTGATGACGTATCGGTTGAAGGTTTAAAAAGTATGCCAACTGAAAAGAAGGGGCTTTTGTATCTCAGTTCTTTTATGAAAAATTTGAATGGACATACTCAGGCAAAGAGTAAAAAAGAAAAAGGTGAGTGAAGTTCAAGATATATTGCACGATTCTAGTATTTTGATTGACGATAGAATTGAAAAAGCCCTTACTATATTAGATGATATAGAAAGATATCGATGCAAAGATGGGAAGTTTCGTGTAATTTATATATCATATGATGAAGTGAATGGTATGAAATATGTTGGACAACATACTACTGAGAATCTAAATGATGGGTATTTAGGATCTGGATTAGTCATTCAGAGAATTCTCAAGAAATATGGTAAAGAACGATTTGATTGTGGAATTCTTGAATATTGTAAAAATAGGAATGAGCTTAACAGGAAAGAAAAATATTGGATCAAATATTTTAAATTAAAAAATCAAAGTTATAATATTGGAAATGGTGGAACTGGTGGTGATAATATTACGGATAATCCTAATTATGATCAGATTATAGCAAAAATGTGTATTGCTAGTAGTGGTCGATTTTTAGGAAATCATCATTCAGAAGCAACAAAACATTTGCAAAGTCTAGCTAAAATAAATAAGTCACTTTCTAAAGAACATAAAAATAATATAAGTAAAAGTTTGGAAGGACGTGTTGTTACTGAAAACACACGTGAGTTGATTAAAAAAGCACTTAAAAGCAGATCATTTATTACTTGTTTTTATTGTGGATGGACAAGTCAAGATGCTAGTTATATGAAAAGACGTCATTTTGATAATTGTATTCATAAATTTGAGTTTGTTAGAACAAGATTTAATAATTAAACCAATGATAAAAGATAATTTTACTTTTTTTGTACCTGTAGAATTAGAAAAAGCAACAACCAATCCTAATGATTCTAATAGATATAAGAATATGATTCTTCGTGGAGTTGCAAGCACATCTGATGTAGATGCCGATAATGAAGTATTAGAACCTAGTGGGTTTGATCTTTCAATACTTAGAACTAAAGGAACCATCAATTATGAGCATTTGGCAAAACAAAGTGCTTTAAATATTATTGGTGAACCTATTGAAGCAGAGATAAGAGACAATAAATTTATATTGAAAGCAAAATTGTGGGAAAAATCAATTAAGGCACGTGATCTTTGGGATACTTTACATATCATGCGTGATAGTGGCAGTACAAGAAAATTAGGTTGGTCTATCGAAGGAAAACCTATTGCAAGAGATCCACGGAATCCAAGTAGAATCCTTAAAGCACTCATAACCAATGTAGCCGTCACATTTGCACCGAAGAATGGTCAGACTTATGCTGACATTTGTAAAGGACAGTTAGCACCAAAAGAATTAGATTATGATATTCCAACTGATGTTGATTATCTTTTCAAGGGGATGTATGGTAATCACGAATATACATTAAATAAAGATTTTACTATAACTAAAGCAATGTGTGCAGGATCCACTACCGGACAAGCATTAATAGGACAGGATACGTCCGGAGCTGCTTTGAAAAAAGAACATCTGGATGAAGATCTTAAAATCCTGACAATTCCTATTTCAACCATAAAATGGTCAGCTGACAATTGGGAAAGTTTTCAGGAAGATACTAAGAAGGCTTTACAAAAAGCTTTGCATGATCAATTGGAGAAAGGTGGTGAAGGAAGTCGTGGAGGTAGAGTTATAGGTCAAACAAAATCAGGTAAGAATATCTATGCAAAACACTATAATCCACAACAATTAGAAGGGTGGGACAAAGAAGATCATGCAGATGCTAGTAAAAGACATCAGGAAGAAAGTGAAAGATATAAAAAGATGGGATCTGCTGGATATGATTCTTACCAACATCATGCTAGAATGGCAATATATCATAAAGAAAAATCCGAACAGAAATAATTTCTGAAAAAATCATTTCAAAAAGATTATTTCAAATCCGTTTCCATTTAAATTTACAGTTTAATATCTGATTATAAATATTTAACTGAAATACAATGGATGGAAAATTAGCACTTGATACCATAAAATCTTTCAAGACAATCATGCCGAAGGAAGATTATGATGAGTTCCTGAAGAGTGAAGACTCCGCAGAACTCAGGGCATTTCCTGAAGTCACAGAATTTTTGAAAGGTGAGATGCCAGAACAGTTCAAAAAGAAGGATGACGAAGGTGGAGAAGGTAAGAAAGAAGACGAAGACGAGAAAGGCAAGAAAAAAGAAAAAGAAGAAGGTAAAAAGAAAGAGGAAGAGGGAGAAGGAAAAAAGAAAGAGGAAGAAGAAGAAAAAGCTGTCACTCCTGAGTTGATTAAAGGTCTGAAAGATACAATGGATGAAAAGTTTGCAGCCGTTACCAGTCTTTTAAAAGACAATCTTGGCATTGAAAGCAAAATGACTGAACTTCAAAAGTCAGTTGATGCCGTTACAACCCTTGTTGAAAAGATTGCCGGAATGCCTTTGGGCACTAAAGCTATCAGGTCAGGTGTTGCAGCAAACTTCTTTGAAAAAGCCTTTTCTGGTGATCAGGAAGATGATAAGGGAAAGAGACTCCTTTCTGTTACAATGAATAAAGAAGTTGTTTTAAAATCCTTGGAAGATGGTTTGAATAAAGCCGTTGATCCTGAACTGAAAAAATCTTATGAAAACTCAATCGTGAGATATAATGGTGGTGGTGGAACGATTGATCAGGCTGTGGCAATCGATTTATTCGAAAACCATAACGTTCGTTTAACTCAATAAATTCGTGAAAAAACAATATAACTTATTTTTAAAATGAATCCAACAGTAGCAGATCTTTATAATTATAGTGGACTTGAGAACGGAGTGTTTCCTGGACTTGATTCCCCTGACAAAATTTATGAGCTTGCGAAAGCAATGTCTGCCGGAGACACAACCGGTCAGGGTCTCATAGGTACGTTAACAAGTGGTGCAGCATTGAAAACAGAATCATTGGATCCAATGCTAAAAATCTTAACTTCCACAGACAAGCATATTGTCCTGCACAAAATTCTGCCAAAACAGAATGCATTCAACACAGTGGAAGAATTCAACCAGTTGGTTGATTATGGGCTTAATATTGGAATCTTTAATAAAGAGGGGGAAACTCCTCAGTTTACAGATTCCATCTACAGAAGGGAATCTGTACTGATCAAGTATACAGGTGTGAGTGGTGAAGTTACCCATCCATTTACATTGGTAAGGCTTGGATCAGGAGTTGGTGATGCCCTTGCCCAGGAAGTAAAAAACAAAACTCAGTTCCTCCTTCGTGCTCTTGATAAAGCATATCCGGTTAGTGATAGCCGTTTGGTTGCGGATGAGTTTGATGGCATATTTAAACAGCATTATGCTGGTGTTACCGGTGCTGCCCTGCCAAGTGCAGTTAATCTCACGACATATTTTAAGAACACTTCTGCTGTTATTGATGCTCGTGGCTATATCCTTTCGGATAAAATGGTTGAAGATGCTGCCCATGCAGTTGTCAATGACAACTTTGGTATGGTTTCCAGCATTATAGGCCCGCCGATTGTATTTAGTAATTATGTTGCACAGTTCCATGAGTCAAAACGTATTATCGTTGGTAGCCCGAATGGTGTAGAAGGGGCTACAATGGGTCAGTCAGTCAATGATATCATGACTCAGTTTGGAAAAATTGGAGTCGTAAGTGATATCTTCTTTGACTATAAAGTATCGAAAGCTTGGAATGAAGCTGCATCGAGTGCAAAAGCTCCTGCTGCTCCGGTTCCCGCAGGTGCTTTGACAAATGCAGTTACAGATACCGATACAGAATTTACCGATTCAAATGGCAATTACTGGTATGGAGTAACTGCTAAAAATCGTTATGGTGAATCAGCAATGGCTCTTCTTGACACTGCAGTTCAGGCAATTGCAACAACTGAAGCTTGTGATATTACATTCACTCATACTGACGGAGCTTATGCAGCAGAGTGTTTTGTAATTTACAGGACTGAAAAAAGTCCCGCTGCTTATACTACAGCAAAATTCTATCCAATTATAACAGTGACCCGTGGGGAATTTGGTATTGGATATGATGGAGCAGGTGCAGGAAGTGTAAGAGATAAAAACAGAATCATCGCAAATACACATTCAGCAATTGTTCTTGATAATAGTCTGGATGTATGGGCATTGAAACAGTTGGCCCCAATAATGAGAATGGACTTAGCAAGAACCAGTCCATCCTTCAGGTTTATGGTTCTTGCATATTTGACAATGGTCTTGTTTGCTCCCAAAAAGATTTCGAGAATTGTCAATATTGGTTCAGCAATTCCTTCAAGCGTACCATACTTTAATACCCACGTTTAACTTTAACAATCAATCAAACAGTCAAAAGGGCGAGCTCTAAAACGCTCGCCCTTTTTTTAATAATCATAAATAATTTGCTAAAATGAAAATTGAAACTATTGTTAAATCCTATGCAAACCAGATAGTAAAGTTTGCTGATGGTATTCGTGTAACGTTTAATGCTGATTGCACAGCAGAAGTTTCCGAAGAAGATGGAAAGAAATTATTGGAAAGATACACAACTCAAATTTTTCCTGAAGGAAAGGTTATTCAGCCAGAAATTGCAAAATCACCTGCATTACCAAAAGTAGATAAGGCTACTATAAATGAATTACAGGAACAGTTACAAAGAGCAAATCATTTAATAAATGATTATGCAGCTCAGGCTAATACTGCTAAGGAAGGAGAACGTGTCTGGAGGAATAAATGTACTGAATTACTGGGACAGATAAAGACTTTACAAGCTCAGCTTGGTCAAAAGGCAGATATAAAACCGGATGATGCACCAAAGAATGAATCTGAAAAAGATTCTAAGAAAACTGAACAAGTTGATGCTGCAGCTTTACTGGAGAAACTTTCAGCAAAAACGGTTAAAGAATTGCAAGTAATAGCTGATGAGTTAAAACTTCCCCAAAAGAAATTGAACAAACAAGGACTTGTCGATTACATAATCGCCGCAACAACAAATGCCACAACTTGAAGACACATTATTTATTCGAACTAGATATTCTGATTTTTACTACATTGTTTATAAGACCACGAATCATATAAATGGGAAGATTTATATTGGTCGTAAACTTACTAAAAATCTTAACGATGGATATTTAGGATCGGGTAACCATTTTAAAAGAGCACTTAATAAGTATGGACAAGATAATTTTTATCGAGAAATTCTAGAATTCTGTCAAGATAGAAAGCAACTTTCTGAACGTGAAATTTGGTGGATTGCTGAACTTGATGCTAGAAATCCTATTATTGGATATAATATAGGTCGTGGTGGAGAAGGCTCTAATCTTGAACATTTTACAGAAGAACATAAAAAACATTTACGTGAGAGCCATAAAGGAAAACATATAGGCCATCCAGGATGGAGTAAAGGACTAACAAAAGAAACTGATGTTCGTTTACAACAAACTAGTATTAAATTAAAAGGTAAAGTGGGTCCACGTCTTGGTGCAATTACGTCAGAAAAAACAAAACAATTACAAAGAAAAAAAGCATTAGGTAGACATTGGTCATCTAAGCGAAAGGAAATATACTATAAACGACCAATGGTAACTTGTCCTCATTGTGGTTTTGTATCAAGAAATCAAATGACATTAACTAAATTACATTTTGATAATTGCAAAATGAATTCCAATAGAATTGTGACTGCAGAGATTCTTGAAAAGAAGAAGAATTATAGTATGTATGTAAAGAAACGTCTTTTAAATTTGCCTATGGAAACATGTCCATGTTGTGGTCTTCAAGGAAGAGGAGGGGCTATGAAACAATGGCATTTTGATAATTGTAGACATGTACAAAAAATAGCATAATGGCTAATTTAACATACTCAATTCAATATAAAAAGAATACAGGAAATGTACTTTCCCCCGCCGAATTGCGGGATCTTTACTTATATGGTATTACTTTAAAAAGCAGAGATGGTTCAGAAATCCCAGTAACTACCTGGGAAACAAAAATTAAGTCTTGTCAGCTGGAAATAGAAAAATTTTTAGCTATTAAATTAGTACGACAGCTCTTCACTGAAAAATTAACATATTATCGTGATGACTATCTGAACAATCTTCCTATTTTAAATACCAGCTTTCCCGTTTATAAGACAGTCCGGTTACTTGGTTTACTTAATAATGTAGAACAAATCAAGTATCCCGTTGAGTGGTGCAATTCTTATTCAGCTTCTGATCAAGGGCAGGTCAGAAGAATTAATTTGGTTCCTTCCGGGAGTGCAACATCAGCTTCTACAAATGTAGTTCTGATGGGTGTTATGGCACAACTTGGAATCAGATCTCTTAATCTTGTACCAAATTATTGGACAGCACAATACTTGACTGGTTGGGATCCAGGTGCTTTGCCTATGGAGATAGTGGATATTATTGGCAAATTAGCAGCCATTCAAATATTATCAATCTATGGAGATTTGGTTTTGCCTCCCGGACTGAGTGGATCGAGTCTGAGTATAGATGGATTAAGTCAATCTCTTAATACACCTATTTCGGCGCAGGGAGGAGCTTTCTCTGGAAGAATTAAACAATATACTCAGGATATTATAACAACTTTACAGAGATTAGAACATTCATACAAAGGAATTAACTTTGCAGTTTTGTAGATTACATATTTGAATATAATCATAAAATAAATAAAACATCATGGGAACAATTCACGGAGCAATATTAAATGCAACAGTAAACCCTAATGGGTTGGATACTGCTGTTAAATTTTTATATGGAACAGATCCAGCCTTAGTCGGAGCATTGGAAATAGACCTTCCAGTTATACCAGCAGGACATGATGTAGTTCCTGTATCAATACCTATTACGGATTTGGTTGCAGAGACAACTTACTATTTTAAAGCAAGTGCAACGAATAGTGCAGGAACAACTGATGGAGATATTCTTGATCTTATTACACCTGCTGATGTAGTTACAGGTCCTCCAATTGTTGAAACTCTTGCAGCTACAGACATTGTATGATAAAAATATTTTTGCTTGTAGTAATTGCAATAATCATATTCGTATGGGTATTCAGTGGGGGTGGTGAACATCATTATCATCATAAACGAAAGCCTATAGTAAAAACAAAGATGGCAACTAGTATTTATTAAAAATACATTATGACAAACATTCGAACACAAACAGCCCCTATTCTTGCTGGTGCTCCAAAGGCAAGCTTTCAAGCAGATGCATTTGATGCTCTGTTATGGAACCAGGGCTATCGTGTCGAATTGGAAGAGGCTCGTCAATGCCCCTGTCAATCTCTTGAATCTGGGACACCTTTAGTAACTTGTCAAAACTGTCGTGCTTGTGGTTGGCTTTTTTTAAATCCTATTACAACAAAAGCTGTTATTTCCAATATCAATAAGAAAACCAAATATGGTGTGGAATGGTCAGAAGAAAGTATTGGAACTATTCTAGTGAGTTTAATGAATGTTGATCGATTGGCTGATATGGACAGAATTACTTTTTTGGATGTTGTTTCAAAATGGAGTGAGCGTCGTCGGGTTCGAACAGTCAATGGACAACAGTTTGTATTTTTAACATATAAGCCTCAGGAGATATTGGATGTGTTCTATTTACAAAATGCACAATTGCCTTTGATCAAATTAATAGTGGATGAGGATTATTCATTACACCCAACCAATCCGTATATCTTGAATTTAAACATTGCTCCTATTGCCGGATGGAACTCAACAGTGACGGTTACTTATATGTGTAATCCACAGTATCACGTAATAGATCTTCCACATGAGTTACGAGCAGGAACAATAATAAATCAAATGGGACAAATTGAAAAAGTTGATTTACCGGTGAATGCAGTTTTGAAAAAATCTCATTTGTGTTTATCTTTAAATGACTACGATGGAGGTATACAAACTTTAGATAATTCGTATAGGTAATGACAACCAAGATTAAATATCAACATCTTTTTATTTATAAAACTACAAATTTACTTAATAATAGAATTTATGTTGGGTATCACCAAACAGATGATTTGAATGATGGTTATATTGGTTGTGGTATTCATGGACAAAAAGATGCTAAACTTGAAACTTTATTTCATAGAGCTGTTAGAAAATATGGATATGAAAATTTTAAGTGTGAAGTTATTGAAGATAATATTAATGATTTTATACAACTTAAAAAACGTGAAATTTTTTATATAAAAGAACTTAAAGCACATATTAGTTTTGGTGGATATAATTTAACTTGGGGTGGAGATGGTGGAGACACTTTTACCTATAGTCTTAAAAAAGAACAAACTAGAAAAAAGTTACATGATCTTTTTAAAGATAAGAAGAAATCAAAAGAACATTGTCAACATATTAGTGAAGCTAATATAGGCAAAAAGATGCCAAAAGAAACAATAGAAAAAAGAAGACAAACTTTGGAGTTAGATCCTTATATTCCTACTGAAGAAACAAAACAAAATCAGAGAATAGCCTATGCAAATAGATCTATACAAATTTGTTCATATTGTGGCTTTGCATCACGAAATATTGGAAATATGAAGCAAAATCATTTTGATAATTGTGAGAAAAATCCGAATTATATTCCTAGATTATTACGTATATGTCCTTGGTGTGAAAAACAAGGGACTGGTGTTGGGATGACTCGTTTTCATTTTGATAATTGTGAGAAAAATCCTAATAAAATTATTACAGAAGAACTTATAAAAAAGAAAGAAGAAGCTAATAAAAAACGTAGTAAAACTTTAAAAAATAAACCAATACAAATTTGTCAATGGTGTGGTTTTCAAAGTAATAATGCTGGTGATATGAAACAGCATCATGGTAATAATTGTAGACGTAAATTAAAAGTAGCATAAATGTTAGCATTAAAAATCGATATGTCAGATTTTATTGACCAATCAGCTTTATCCGAAGGGGAGATTGACGGCTTCAAAAGCTTATTGCTTGATCGTATTGCTAACACCTTTGAACATAATTGGAAGGATATTATTAATGAGAATCTTCATTCTACCCGGGCAGAGTACATAAAAGGGATGTACGTGGATCGTCCGGACGATGATACTGTCATAATGGGAGTTATTGCCCGTCAAAGTAAATTGGCTGTTGATTTGGAATTGGGAAAAGATGCGTTCGACGAGAAACAGGGATTTGCCAATTCTCCTAAACGGACAATGAAAAAAGATGGGGTGGGTTGGTACATCACTATACCATTTCGTCACGCTGTTCCTACAGCACTGGGTGAAAGTCCTGTTTTTGCAGATGTTATGCCTGTTAGTGTATATCAATTAGCAAGAAATCAAAAGAAAGCTCTTAAATTCAATCAATTGCCAGAAGGTGAGCAAAGATTGGGTATTCGTCCGGGATTTAATTCTGGTGGAAAGTCATTTCCAGCATATAAACACAAAACGGCTAAATATGAGGGGCTTGTTAGAATAGTTGATACTCAGGAAAATCGTGGTGGTTATTTTACTTTTCGTAGAGTCTCAGATTTGTCTGATGTTAATAGTTGGATTCATCCGGGATTTCTCCCTAGAAATTTGTTAGGAAAAGCACTTGCAAAGACTAAAGGGGAAATTCCTTTAATCATAAGCACAGCTAAAGTTGATTTTTTTGGAAATACTGATTAACATGGAAACTTGGGAACAAGATTTAAAAGCAAATATCATAAGCAAGTCAATAGCAATTGGCTCTGGCTTTGATCAACCTATTGAAGAAGTAATTAAAGCCCGGAGTGGGACTTATAAAAACACTCCACAGAATCGTAAACAAGGACGTGCCGGTGAAAGATATGGTGCTGCTATTCATGGTGGACAGACTGCCCCTCTTGATGAAGAGACCAAAAGAAATATTGACATGGCAACTAGATGGGCAAATACTTGTATTGCTAAATCAGGTGTTAATAAAGACGATTATACAGTAACAACTGATGGTAAGTTAGTTGCTATTCAAAATAAAAAAACCAAAGCACTCGGACATTTTACGCATGAAAGTATTTCTACTGAGAAAGCTAAAACGTGGTTGAAAGAAGATGCTGAAAAAGGAAAAACATCACATGAAAAGTGGAAAGATGCTCAAGCAGACGATGCTAGAATTACACATGGTGAATTAATAAAAGAAGGAAAAGAAAAAGCACGTAACTTTAAAGAAGAAAGCTCTAAAACAAGAACAGACTCACACTTTAAAGAAGCCTTTGATAGCTATGCTCCGAAGAAGAAAGCTGTAGAAAACACTCTTCAAAAAGCTTTTGAAGCAGATCTTATTTCTAAAGAAGTTCTTGAAAAGGCTCGTGCAGGTATTTATGCTCCTACTTCTCAGAATAAGAAGAAAGGTGTTGTTGGTCAGAAATATGGTGCAGAGAAGAAACAGGAAGAACCCGGGAAAAAAGAATCAGGACAGGAAACATTCTCTGAAGATGAACTCAAGGAACATGCTAAAAATGCTTCAGAACAAGCTTTGACCAATGCTATTAAACAATCTCCTGAACCAGTTGTCAGACAAGTAGCACATGCTGAACTACAACGTCGGTCAAAAGAAGAAAAGCCTGGTGATGAGAAAGATTCATTTCCTGGGAAGAAGACAACGATCACTGATAAAAATGGTGTAAAATCTAAGTGGGAAGATGTTCCAGGGGATAAAGATCATGCTAAGGAGGTTTTTGATGAAGCTAAGAAAAAGAAAGAAGATCTTAAAAAGAAACATGATCTATTGGCTAAACATCGTAATGAGCTTGATGAACATGAAAGAAAAAAAGGTGAAAATTGGATGCATCAGAGTAGAGATGCTGAAACAATACGTGCTAAACAATTGAAAGAACGAAAAGAAGTTCTAACTGATTCTGATAAACTTAAAAAAGTTGAAGAGCAACATAAAAAAGAATGGGATACACATCTTGAAAAACACGATACTATTCATAATAAGTGGAAAGAGGAACACAAACAATTACTTGAAAAGCACAAAACTGAAAAGGAAGGATTGAATCCAAAGAAAGAAGAACAAGAAGTCAAAAAAGCAATTACCGGCATACAATACTTTTAAGATATGTTTATACCAATAACGAAAGTAAAAGCAATTCTTGATGCACTGATTACATTAATTCGGTCAGATTATGATGCTGCTATTGCTAACGGAACAGAAACAGAATGTTTTTTATATCGTGTCCTGAATGGATCAGCTCTTGGAGATTTTGACTTTTATGAACAAGGTGTTAACATTTTTGTCCGGACTGATGCTTCTGCCCGACAAATACAAACTCGTATGGGATTTGACCTTGGCACAAGTACTTTACCCACGATTTATGTTCACCAACCGAATGAAGCGATGAGGGGGGTTAACACGATAGGTTTTGGCTATGATACCAATGAGTTTTATACAAACGCAGATCAATCTATGGTGGATAAGCTTTTTCGGGGATTTGGAGGGACATTTGAGTATGTTATCACGAGTGTGAATGTCATGGAAACTATTTTAATTTATGAAGTTTTACATGCAGCTTTAATCTCATCCATTGATACTTTTGATGAATATTTTAATAATATTACTTTTACGGGTAAAGAACTGATTGCCAAGTCAGAGCAAATACCGGATCCTTTATTTATTAAATGTATTCAATTGGATGTTGATTACATTAAACAAGTTCCTCGTTTGACCACTCCTGATCAGTTAATAACAATGGTTGAATTTAATCAACCGACAATATATACAAAAGATCCGATTGGAGGTGAATTAATTTAAAAGAATATGGAAAGAAAAAAACCAGCAAAACCAATACATCCTGCTGACATTGTTTTAGATGTCAATCAGGCTTGTAATGAATTTCAACTTCTTGGGACTACTAGAATACATGTTTTAAAGAAATTTAAAGGACAAACACATTCTATAAATTACTGGACTGAAATCTTCCAAGAACAGAGGATAACTTAATTTTTAAAAAGTTTTAATATTTTTATACCATATTTGGGATTACAATAATACTCACAATACAATGGCAACAGGTTTTATATTTAATGGTCGTAAAGAAACATTAGCGGGAGTATATGGTACTATAAAAAGTGGAATCCAAAATCCTCCTATTACAGCTGATTATGGTACAGTCTTGATTATAGATAATGGCCTTGGTGCTTCGTGGGGTGGAGGTGCTGGAATTGATGGAACATTAGCAAATAAAGCAGATGCAATATATGTATTTTATGATTTGCTCACCTATCGGTCATTTCTTAAAGGTGGAAAGTTTTGGAAATTAGCTGAACCGTTATTCAAACCTCGTAAAACAGAACCCGGAGTAAGTAAAATATATCATGTTAAAGCTGCAACGACAGCTCCAGCTACACTTATTTTCATAGCTACCGGTGGTGGAGCAAAAGGTGGAACATTTAAAATAAAAGTCCGGGATGAAGGAGTAATTGGAAATGGTTCACAAGCTTCTGGTCATTTGGATAAAGGATATGCATTTACCCTGGAAACAGGTGTTCTTAATATTACCAAATGGATTATGAAATTATGGGTTGGCACATATAAAGGAGCATATCCAACTGATGGAACGTATTATGGTGAAGCTATTGGTGCAGAACTTATTTATGATGAAGTCCTTCCTGAAGATGCTCCTCCAATATTACTTGCAAAATCTCCAGAGTTTAATAATATTGCTGATTTAATTGCATGGGCAAAATCAGATGGTTTATTCAATCAATATTTTGCTCTTGACACAACAACTAGTGCTGTTGTAGGAAATGGTTCAGTAAATTCAGCTGATATTGCAAATTATTCTGGAAACACTTTAGCTACAGGAGGAACAGAAACATATTCTTCAGCCAATCTTGATTTGGTGCTAGAACAAGTTAAAGATTTGGATTATGTATTTATATTATCTGATAAATATGGAATAACAGATTATGATTCAATTGAAGTGGGCAAAATGTTAGCTCATATACAAACTGAAGCTAAATACAGACCAAATAAATATTTGTTTTATGGAGCTGGATTGGATGATAGTGAGTTTGCTCAGGCAAGTGCTAGTTCTTTGGCTGTTGCTGAATATTTTAATGCTGCTTCCGGGATAGTTATTCATAGTGGGGTAAAGAAAGTTTCACAGGCCGATCCTACGGGCTTCCGTATTTGGGATGCTCAATTCCATGCTGCAGCTTTGCTGGGGCGTTTATGTGGTTTGCCTCCACAAGTGCCTTTGACTTTTAAATCAGTTGGTATTGAAGGCTTGGTACATAATCTTAATCAACGTGAACGTGAGCAAGCTCTGGCTGCTGGCATATTGACTTCTTATTTTGATACTGACTTTAATGATTTCATTTGCTTGATGGATATAAACAGTTTACAGAATAATGCAAACTTAATTAATCCTGATGGTACATCATATAGTATACAAGTTATGCGTATAGCAGGACAAATCAATCATGATTTAATTGTCAATGCTAAAATACAATTGATGGGGCAACCTAATGGAGTTAATCGTAACACCCTTAGTGCAAATTACGTTAAGAACTGGACGATGGGATTCTTACAGACGAAAGTTGCTACTGCAAGTCAGGATAACCTGATATTATCATTCCCGGGTGATCAAATTACTGTTACTCCAATAGAAGATAGTTATTGGGTCAGTTATGCTATTGTCATTAATAATGAGATTGACAAAATATTCTTTACAGGATTTATGATTGAATAATATAAAAAACTAAGATAATGGGTCAGCAAACATTAACTGCACCAAAAGCAGTAATAAAAATAAACGGATTTGCATCCGGGTTTATGCGCAATGTTCGTATAACTGAGAATATTCAACGGGGAGAAGTGAAAGGAATAAGTAATCTGACTTTGCAAGAGGTTCCTGCTACGGGATATACTTGTCAGTTAACAGCAGATTTCTTCTTCATTAGTTTGAAGCGTCCTGAAGTCCAGGCAATGATTAATCGATCCGGGTCGGTACAAGAGTTTCTTAATACATTTATTTTGGGAGAACTACCTTGTCAGGTACATATGTACAAAAAAGTAAAGCTCACAGAAGCAAACAATCTTGTCACCGCTGTTGACAATGAAGGTGAGACAGTGGCTGTTGTACAGGACTTTTTCCCAGATTCACAATCTTTTGATATTACAGAAGGTCAAATTTCTGGCACTAATATTACCGGGAGATATTTAACTCCGGTTATTTTCAATAATTCGTAAACTTTTTAAATCAAATTTGCTATGACAGAATTAAAGTTCGAAGTCAAAGGTAATAGTTATACTATCAAAGTTCCCACACCGGGAGATATGATAGATGTTGAACGTATGAAGATGGTATTATCTTCAGGCTATTATAATGAGATGATGCGTACTTCTACAATATCTGCACAGGAGTCATTGATGATTATAGACATCCAGGCACATTTCACAGTTCAATGTCCTGAACTGATGAAAGATTTAAAATGTGAGGATGTTCGTAAAATGGCTGCTGAAGACTACCAGGAATTGCGAAAAGCATATACAAAAGAATTTATACCCTGGTGGAACGTTTGGTTAAAATTGTTTAGGGGTGAAGATGAAAAGTAGGGTATGCCTATTAATTCAAAAAGTAAGAGAGCCGTTTTCATTCCAAACAAACAGCCTCTTAAAAATGACATAGATAGTTTCATATATAAGTGGAATGCAACGTACCCTATTGATCGTTGGTGGAGAGAAAAACATAAAATTGCTTTTAATTCACCAGAGCATAGGGTCGTTTCATTTTTAGACATTTATATTGAGTGGCAGGAAGAACAATTAGTTAACAAAGCACAAGAAGCAAATCGTAAAAATATAGAATATAGGTCAGGTGATTGGTTACAAGAACGAGCAGTGCTTGATGTAGATGATGAGATTAAAGAGTTTGAAAAATTAGATTTGAAGCAATTTGATGATAAAAAATAATGGCTGACGACGCAAGTGTACGAATGACCGTTGATAGTGCTCCCGCGATAACGGAGACTCAAAAGTATGTCAGACAAGCGACAGAAGCTTTTAATATTCTTTTACAAAAATCAGAAAAATACTCTAATGATATAAAACTTCGCACCCAATTTATTGAACGTGAAATCGCTTTAATGCGAGAACGCAATAAATTGGAAATGGGAGAAAATATCAGAACAGAACAGACTCTTTATGCCAGAGGAGCAACTACTGCGAAAGAACGTGCCGCAGGGATGGCTGATATTCATTATGCAGCACAGGTTGATGAAAGTAAAATAAGTGAGCTAGTCAAACTAACCAAACAATGGACAAATGATCAAAAGGTAGAAGCAGAAAAAGCAAATCGTTTGGGTCAGACTTTTACTCGCATGTTACCTGGTATAATTAATGCAGGTTCTGCAGAAGGAATGATAAGTGGGGCAACAGGGGGGTTATTAGCTCCTTTAGGATTTATGGGAGCTATTGCAGGAATACTTATATCGAAAGCCGTCAGGGGAGCTTCTACTATGGAGCCTGCTATGCGGGATTATGCTATTTTAACAGGACAAACTTTAATAGGTACACAGGGAGAGGTTGGTAAATTAGATGTATCAGCAAAAACAGGATTAGCTAGTCTTGGAATGCGTCCTAGTGAATATTATATAAATAAAGCACAATTACTTAGAGCAGGTGGAGGAGTGATGAATGAAGATGCTTTAGGAATAATGGCTTCTGAAAAAGCATTAGGATTATCTCGTCAAACTACTGCCGGATTGTTAGGAGTTGAACGTTATGGTGGGGGAACAATAACAAATATTGAACATTATTTTGAAAGATATCTCAGAGAAACAGGGCAAAAGATAGCTGTTTTAAGTGAATCTCTTCAAGGATATACGACAGAAGCCTCTAGAATGCTTCGTATAACAGGAAGGGTAGATCCTGAAGCAATAGCTGCAGCAATTACTACTGTTAGTAAAGGATTTGGGATAAAGGGAGAACCTTTACAAAATATTTTTGCTGCAATGAATCAGGGCTTACAACAATCTAGCAATCCAGTTATACAAGCAATGCAATATTCTGCTATGTCACGAGCTATGCCGGGAGCATCATTGTGGAAAATGCAAACAGCTATGGAAAATCCTATGGAGAATCCACAATATGTAGCTAATATGATGGATCTTGCTCGTAAAACATCTGCAGGAGGTCAAGAAGGATATGCTCGTAATTTGATGAATCTTTTAGGGATTAGTGCTAATCAAGCTGATTTATTAGCTAATGGAAAATATTCTCCGGAAACATTTGCTGCTGATAAAGCTGCTTTTAGAAAAACAGGAGTTGGTGGAGATGAGAAACGAGCAGCAGATTTAATGGGGGCTCTTGAAAAAGCATCTGCTGCCTGGGCAGGAGGTTTTGAAAAACGTGGATTTGCTGGTGGAACAGAACAATTTGTAACAGAATTAACAACAGCTCTTGATGGAATTGGTGGAAAGATTGATAAATTAAATGATGATTTAAATAGTCGTGAAGTAGATTTGACTATGAATATGGTTAATGCAAATACTTATCTTAAAAAAATGCTTGCTGTTTTTGAATTTGGTTTTTTCAAAAGTCTTACTTTTCATCCTTAAAAGAATGGATTTTTATTACGTTCCGGTTAATTGTGATACTACTCTTGAGGAGTTGGTAGCTGATCCATTATCTGTATTTAGTCAATATAAAAATAATATTCCATTGTTAGTGAATGGGTTTAAAAATGATGGAGAATATAATTTTGATCGTATTATAGAGAATTATTCATCGGATGATCTTATATCAGAAGCTTCAAAGATAGTAACTAAAGAATTAACATTAATTCGAGCAAATACTTCTTTATTTTTACCAAAAGGAGAATTATCAATGGATCTCTTAGCACTGACTGGTAAGAATTTATTTATTAAAGATATTAAATCATTCAATGCTTATTATGGACTTTATTTAGAGTTATTACAAAAAGCTGGGTTTACTCCTGCTTTTAAAGCTACCACAAATGATAATCAAGTAGATATTCGTAATTATTCGATATCTGTTTGGGTATGGTCACGGGCATATAGTCAGAATGGTACTGTTTTATTAGATATTAGTAAGTATGTGGAAAATTGTACAATTCATGTCAATGGGACACAAAATACTTTTAGTTTATCTCTTCAGGCAATTAATGATAAAATAACGAATGTAGGAGATGAAGTTATTGGTCAAGTGAATATTGATACAGATAATGATCATCATTCAGATTCGGATTTTGTTAATCCTGATACATTTATTTCCGAAAGATTTCCAATTCCCTGGTTTAAAAGAATTCTTCAGCAAAATGATATTTTCTTCATTCGCTATGAGCAATTGACTTTGGAAACTACTGAAGATCGAATAGGAACTGGAATAGAAATACCAGCATCAAAATTACCAGGGAAAATTTTTGATATGATTGGTTTGGTTGATAGTGTTGAACATCAATTTAATCCTTTAGCAATAGATATGACAGTTGATGTATCAGGACGAGATTTAACTAAGTTATTAATAGAAGATGGTAGTTATTTCTTTCCATTGCTTTTTACAGAAAATTCTGACACTCTATTTTTTAATACTCAGGACGATTCAAAGTGGTTTAAACGTTCATTTATAAAAAACACTTTTGATTACTTATTTATTTACAAGATGCAGTCTGTAAGGGATTCTCTTGGATTTGTTGTTAATCAATTAGCCAATTTAGGGGCTTGTAATGATACTTTGTTTAGTAGTTATGATGATAAAGGAGATGGAGGAATTGAAGGAGCTGGACTTGGTAGCAGACGTACGCAGGCACTTAGATTAACTGGACAAAATAAAGATCAAATATCATGGAATGCTGTAAGTGGTATTTGGCAAATTGTTGATCTATTAATAGATCAACAAATTGAAGATCGTCGTATAGCTAATAGTCAGATTAGTAATCCTAATGGAAATTTACAAAGTGTAATAGATTCATTTTGTCAACGTCCATTTGTAGAATTTTTTGGTGATACTTATGGAGATAAATTTACATTTATTGCTCGTACTCCACCATTTACTCAGAATGCTATTTTAAGTGTATTGAATGGTGGAAATTATATAGATGTTAATTTACGAGATGTTACAAATGTTGATCTAGCATGGGAGACCACATTTTATACTTGGTTTGAAATGGATCCACGAAATATGTTTTTGGGAAAATCAGATAGTATTGCACTAGCATATTTACCTGTAGTCTGGTTCCCAGAAATTGCCGAAACGTTTGGTAACAAACAAATGAAAATTACGGATAATTATATTTCGAATCAAGCATTTACTGGAGTAGAAGGATCAGAGAATCGTGATTTATTTAAACAAAAAGTGATAGAAGACTTCTTATATGCTATTGAATCTTATTGTAACTTACCATTTACTGAAACAGGGACTATCACTTTGAAACGAGATCGTAGGATTAAAGCTCGGACATGGATTAAAATAGGATCACAATTTTTTTATATAGATTCTGTTTCTAATTCGTTTACTTCTATAGGAGAAAAAATAGATGGTGCAACTACAATAAATGTCAGTCGTGGAATGTATATTGATTTTATACGAGGAAAATATGTAGAATCTTTGAACAGGACTATTGATTATTGGAGTATGGTTAAATTAGATACAATACGTTCAGTGTTAGTTCAAAAGATGCAAGTTTATGATGCTATTACTGCTAAACTTATTTATGATGCTGCTTATGCTGCTAATCCAATAGCTTATGCCAGAGCATTTGAACCGGTTGCAAATGCTTCAGGTGACTTTTCTCCTATTACAGCTTCTATAAGTAAAAATACTGTAAAAGTATCGTTTGGGACTGACAAAGAAGCTTTTGATTTCTTTTTACAACGTAAATTTTTACCATGAATTTTCCTGGACCAATATCATCTTCACAATATTACGTAGGTATTCAATATGGATATATTATATTACCTTCAGGCATAGACCGGGATACATTTATACAACAATGCTATCGTTGGGAACGAGTATCTGTATTATCAGAAGGTGGTGGTGGTGTTATTCATGAATGTTACATTAGCAGGGAAGCTATACGGGATATTGAATTTCCACAGACAGTTGAACAATTAGGCAGTTGTGTTTCATTTTTAACAGATATTCATAGTGCTCATCCTATTATATTCGGAGTATTTTCCAAAGAGGATGAATCTCAATTGTTACGAGAAGGATATTTTGAACAGTCAAAAAAGAATGGTAATGATTCTGTTGGCATTTCCGGAGATGCTAAACGAGGGGTATTAAATTTATTTGTTAATGGTGGAACATTAACCCAACTTAATATTACAATAAGTAATAAAGCAAAAAATGCTGTTATTAATTTACGTTGTCGGGGTAATATTAATGTACAAATGGATGGTAAGTTTACAATTAATAAAGGTTCTGAACCAATGATTAAAGGTTCTGAATTAAAAACACAATTAGATAAGACAAATCAATATATTGCTGATTTAAAATCAGCATTAGATGTGGCTTTACAAACATTGGATTCTATAGTTCCAACAAGTGCAACATTTGATGCTACAATGGCAACGAAGTCAAAAGGGGATTATACTAATATCAAGTCTGAAGAATCATTCTTGGATTAGTTTTTAAAAAGATTTAATATTTTTATAACAAATACAAAAGTGTGAGTATAGATTTAGCCATTATTAATCGTAATCGATTAGCATTAGTTAAAGGAATTGGGCAAGCTACAGTGCATCAATTATATCCAATGGATTTTGAGTACTATATGCTGGCTCTGGAATTAGTTGATGGTGGTGGTGATACAATTGATTATTTTGCTTTTCCTGTTTTGCCTTCATCTATTACAAAGACAGAGAATAAAAGAATTAACATAAAAAAATCATATAAAAGCACTTTAATATTAACATCAACAGCATATACTCCTCAAGATATATCTATTCGTGGGAATTTTGGAAGGGGATTTAAGATATTATTAGGGGGAAAAGAAATACTTAAAGGTGTAGCTTTTTCAACAAAATCTGGAGTTTTTGAATTAACTCAATTATCTAATCGTAGTTTGCTTACTCCAGTTAATCAATTTAGTCAATTTGTTAAAACTGGCTATGGTGCTCTTAAAATTCTTCAGTCTATCATTCATAAATCAGATGGTAGTGATAATAAAGGTCCATTTCGTTTATATCTATACAATTTTGCTTTAGGTGAAAGTTATTTGGTTGTTGCTCCTAGTAAGGCGTTGACCCTGGAACAAAATGATTCCAATATGAATATGATTTGGAATTATACTTTAAATCTTACAACCATTGCTCCGCTGGAATTAGTAAAGAATGCAGTGACTATCACATCTAATATGAAAATATTAGAAATTAATGCTTTACAAAATACAGTGAATGGAACAGGTCGGGATATTGCAAGTTACGTTTCAAGAATATTAAAATGAATACAATTTTTGACACATTTAAAAGTATAACTCGTTTTGATATTCGATCATATTTCGATGCTTTTTCAGCGTTTGTCTTATCAGACTATCAGAAAGTTGTGGATTATTACACAATTGGTGCAGATATTTCTCCGGATGTAATCAATGAAATAAAAGAGTTGACTAATCAAATGATGCAAATCAATGATTTATTCAATCTTTATAATGATCGTCTTAGTAGTGGAACCATTGAAATATGGGAATTACTAGATTATTTTGAACAAACTAAAGTAACATTATATACTGTTATAAATTCTGCTCGTTGGATGCATTCTACAAAAAATGTACTTCAAAGCAATGTAGTAAATCAAGATTATATTCTGCGTCAAGGTGAAAACTTTGAACAATTAGCTACAGAAGTAGGATATTCTGATCCAGATAATGATTGGTCACAAATAGCTTTAAATAATGATACGAATGAAGAAAAATATACGTTTGATGGAGGGAACAAATTAAAGATATCATTTGTAAATGACCTTAGTTATGATATCAATACTGTTATTGATAGTATAAGTGGGATAAAAGTATATGGATTGGATTTAGATCAAAATTGGGTCTTTGAAAATAATGATTTAAAAGTATTAGGATATCGTGATACAATTAATCAACAAACACAAATCTTAATAGGATTAGCTAAAGGTAGTGTTCCAGAGTTTCCAGGAGATGGTATAAGCAAGGATCTGGTTGGTAGTAATGTAAATGCTATTCAATATCCTGTTATTTTGAGACAACAATCTGCTGTATTTGAAAAAGATAATAGATATAAATCTATTGCAATTAATAAAATTGAAAGACAACAAACTTCTCTTGCTATTGAATTAACTGTAGTTACAAAGTTGAATGATATATTGAATGAACAATTAGTATTAAAATGAATACAAAAATTTATACTATAGAGAAATTGAAATCACTTATTATGGAATTATTCTATAATAAGACAACTCGTGTGACATCTGCTAGTGATGAGAGTGTAATTAATGCTAGTTTTTTTGGAACAGCAAAAGTTGGTCAAAAGGCAATGAAAGATATGGCATTGGTAGAGAGTCATATATTTCCACAATATGCTTATGGATCAAATCTAGATAATGCAGCTAAGTTATTTGGAGCACCTGTTCGGTTTGGTGCATCCGGTAGTTCAACTTATCTTTTAATACGAGCTGATATGGGGACAGAATATGTTGCTACAACAAATATTTTCTCAGGTGAGAATGGTATAGATTTTGAACTTACAGAAGATTTCATAGTTGGGGCTGTTGGATTTGGTTATGCTAAGGTACGCAGCACTAGTATTGGAGCAGTAACCAATGTTAATGCCAATACATTGTTAAAAGTCAATCCTGTGCCGGGAGGACATATTGGAGTAACTAATGAATATGCAGCTACTGGTGGTCGGGATGTAGAAAGTGATGACGATTATCGTTTGCGTATCATTCAGCATCCAAATATATTGGCACAAAAAACATTGACATTCTTAGCTGAAATATTCCGTACCGTTAATGAAGATGTTCTTAGAGTTCTGAATTATGGTATTGATAGTGATGCTAAATTAACACTTGCCATAGTACTACAAAACGGAGCTGATTTGACTGATTATGAATTGGCTAATTTATTAATATCTACCAAAGACTATCTATCATTAGCTGATTTATCTCCTAGTGGAGATGTCAATGGTATAAAACTTGTTAATCCTGTATGGAATGCTATTGGTGGGGATTCTTTGAGTGATACAGGTATAGACTTCCGGGTACAGATTTATGATAATTTTGATCCGGAAATTGTTAGACGTGATATTCAAATTGCATTATCAAATTATATTGATTTTCGTTACTGGGATTGGTCTACCAGTCTTCAGTGGTCTGATTTATTAAATATCATAAAGGGAGTAGTGGGGGTAAGGTTTGTTCCCGATGCATATTTTCATCCAGCCTATGATATCACCGTTCCACTGGGACAATTACCTAGGCTTAAGAAATTTGTAATGCGGGATTTATCTGGTAATATTATATTTAATAATACTTCATTAGTTAGTGTTTTTTATCCAATAATTTAATGGCAGAAACAAAAGAGATAGGAACCATTACGAACGTTACTGTTACAGGTGATGTATTGGATATATTTACATATTACGATACATCTTTTACAGAGTTCCTTCAATTCTTTATAGTTAATATACTGGGTATTGTGGGCACTATCCCATTTAAAGAAGGAGAACTGGGATATACGGTAGAGGGCAAGCCTAACTTTTCAGCTAATGTTAATGATCAAGGTGAACTTGTACTTAGTGATGACGATACTGATCCTTACTTTATAGATAATGATGGATATCTGATTGATGGAGATTCACTCCCTGCTCCAGTTGCAGATATAGCTACTAATGTCGTAGGTAGTGGGTTTAAAGCACACTGGGAAGATGTTGCTGGAAGGACTGGTTTTCGTCTGGATGTTTCGACTAATCCTCAATTTAGCTCCTACATTCCTGGATATCAGAATCTCGATGTTGGGGCTGTATTGGATTGTGACATAACTAATTTATTGGCTGGTACAAAATATTATTATCGTGTTCGTACATACGATGGGATACAGACAAGTTTGGATTCAAATATTGTAAGTACATTAACACTTTCAGATGCTCTCTACGATCTAGATGGTAATTTGTATCATGTTATCAATATAGGATCAAAGCAGTTACTCGTAGAGAATTTGAAAGTTACCAAGTTTGCAGATGGTTCATCAATACTAAATTTAACAGCAGATACTGGACCAAATTTATTAACTACTTGGACTAATATTGATTTTGGTACATTTACTTCTTCAGGAGCACTTGTTACAAGTGCTATTAAAGCCGCTGGTTCTTATGGTCATGCT